ACACCATGATAAAAACCCTTGATAATTATTAATAAGAATAGTCTTAATAACATAATAAGCTAAGACGTTTGTTTTTTCTTTATATAAATTCTCTCTAAGAATAATGCTATGTTCAGAATTTGCATACAAATCTTTATATGATAAACCCATAAAATTTAACGTTTTAACAAGTTGAAAGAAACTGAATGTTCTTTCAAAGTTAATAAAAAATTCAAAATTAGAGATAAATTCATCAATATTTGTTTTATCCTTTATTGAAAAGAAACTACAAAATAGTGCATTCATTGTTTCAGCCCAAAATTCAGTGTATGATTCATATAAGTTAACTAACGAATTAACCTTAAAAATATTTAATATGCACTTATTTGCATCATCATTATTCATATCTGAAAAATCAAGAGCAAAATTGTGAAATGTTTCATGAATTAAAACTTTAAACCATTCTTCCTTTCTAAAGACAACAATTTCTGAATCTTTAGGACATGTTGTCGTAAATGCTGTGTTAACATTTATTTCATCTAATATAACAATGTTTGAATCTGGTAGTTTCTTTTCGAGAGAAGTAAAATATAAATAAATTACAAGTGAATTAGCACACTGTTTTGATGCATATTGATTTAATATATATAACCACATCATAATTGCATCAACATAACTGTTAAATGTATCTAATTTTAGTTCAACATTGTCCTCTTCAACAATGAAATGTATTTTAATATTTCGTCCATAGAGAGAAAAAGTATAAGAAAGTTCAGTCATTGTTAGTTCATCAATGTGATTTCTTATTAAATCAGGAAAACTTTTTGAATTAAAATTTTGAGGTTTTGATATTTGATTTGCATTTAAAATTTTTTTAATATTAATACTAAAATAATTACCTTTTTGTTTTAAATTCATTAAATATGTATATGCTTCATAAATATCTTTATATAATTCATCAACTATTGAATCGGTGCGCTTAGTTTGATGAACTTTATTTATATGATTATTTTTTGTAAAAAACATCATTAACTGCTTGCTATTTTTCGATATTTTCATTCTTATATTATAGTACTATTTATTTTTATATAAATTAATCTATAATAATTATATATATGGAAAGCTCAACAATAATTATTTTAGCAATTATACTTTTAATACTCATAGCTTTAAACCACATAACTATTATAACAAATCCTAATGTTCAACAAGCTGGTTGTTCACAAACTGCATTTGGATGTTGTCCAGATGGAGTAAATTCTAAAATAAATTACTATGGAACAAATTGTCCAGGATATAGACCTCAACCAGGATATTATCCTTCTCCATACGGACCACCTCCACCACCACCACGTCCACCTCAACCATATGTTCCACCACCACCTCAACCTCAACCAGTTCCAGGACCTGGACCAAGACCTCCAAAACCAATTGGAGGTTGTGCAGGAACACAATATGGATGCTGTCCAAATAATTATACTCCAAAAATAAACCCACAGGGAAGTAATTGTTATTAAAATAAACCTTTATAAATTAAATACTTAAATATAAAATATATTTAATTATTATATGTCAGAACCTATTGGATTAGAACCAGAAAAAGCCATTATTACTGATGCAAGTAATATTATTATTGAAATTCTCGAAAAAACATTTATTGTTTTAGTAAAAGATTCTCTAGCAAATGAAGAAATTATTAAAAAGCTGTCTATTAAATTGACACCTGAATTAATTTCTATTATTAGTAAATTAATCTCTCTAACACCTAATACATTTGATGATATTGAAAAAGCATGTAATGATATTATTAAAGATGGAAAAATTGATAGTAAAGATATCCCACAATTTATTATTATTGTTCAGAGAATTTACCAAATAATTTATACACTTAAAGATACTAAATTAGATTCAAAGAAGCGACTTGAAATTACCGCATCAACTCTTAAATATCTTATTCACATATTGGTTTTAGAGAGAAAAATAAAAATAAATGATGAACAACAACAGGAATTTTTAAAAGATTCTGATGCTTTAATTGACGCGTGTATTGGATTATTAAGTTTTTCAAAAACCATAAAAACAAATGGTTGTCTAAAAAAAATATTTGGTTAATTTAATTTATTATATATTATTTATATAATTTATATAATAAATGAACTCTTATGGTTTTGCTATGACATATGCTCCAAAATCGCAAATTAATTCAAATTCTTATAAAAAATATGTAACACTTAACTATGATTCTATTATATTAAATAACCCAACATATGAACCAACTGAAATGATTGTTTATCCTTCTCCATCTCCACCTCCATTAAGAATAGAAAATAACACTTGTATATGTAAAATAGAGAGAAACAACGATTCAAATATTTTAATAATAGCTACCAGCATAACATCTTCATTATGCGTTGTCTCCTTTTTATTATTAATATGGTATAGGTTTATATTTAAAAAGAATTTATTAAAATGGAAAAAAAATGAAGAAAATTTTGGTTTTGGTCCACAAGTAATTTAAATTTGGTTTCTTTTAATTTTATCACGAATTAACATAAGTTCATCGAACACAATAGGGTCAGAACCTCTAGAGAAATGGGTTAATTTGGCATCTCCTGTAGCTAATAATAACTTTTTAAGGTCTTCATTTTGAGTAAACTTTGCATATTGAGCTGCATACATTTCTCTCTTTTGTCTTTTTCCAAAGAAATCAGAATCAATAGACACCTCAACAGGTCTTAAAAGCTCACCTTTAAATTTACCTGACTTACCACCTGCTGATTTTGCCATTGCGGGGTCTTTTGATAAATCTGTTCCAGAATCAAGAGAGAAACTTAGATAGAAATCAGGATGTGTCTTTTTAAACTTAGAACCTTGATAATAATGTTCAACAGAAGCCCATTGGTGATTATCTAATGAGAAAGGTTGAACCCAAAAATTTGATAGTTTCTTACGCCATTGTGGAATTGTTGCTAATTCAGAATATTCTCTTAATCTATCACTTGGTATTTTCTCTCCACTACCTTTTCCAGGAAGTGGTTTGTCTAGAGACTTTGAATAAAATTGGAACACAATATCATCATTATATAATCCTCTTAGTTTACTTTCTGATATATCTTCATATTGAGCTTCTTTAATAACAGTTTTAGTTGTTCCTGCTTTAAATTTTTGAAAATCTGGAATAATAGCAAATGGTCCAGCATTTTTTTCAAGGCACTTATCAGTAATCATTTTTTTGATATCATAAGGTATTTCTGAGAATTTAAATATCATTTTTTTTTTATAACCAATAAGCTTATAATGATTTCCAGTATGGTCAATAATTATATAGAATTCTGGAGTAAATCTTCCTCTTTGTTCAAGTATTTTATCATTTAATTGTCCACATTGTAAGACATTTTTCTTATCACCAGCCTTATACAATTCGCTTGACATAATAATAAACTTGAAATTCAATATTCTCTCTAATGTTGATACTGCCCAAGTGTCTGCCCAAAAATCACACTTCCTAATCTTACTTTTAAAAGATTCTAAAGTTTCAATACCTTTCATAAACTTATATTCTTTAAGTATTTCAGCAGTAACTCTCTTTTCTTCAACAAGTCTATCATGTTCTGCTTTTACTTTTTTTGCCTCACTAGAAATCATTTTTTGTTCATTTCTATCAATAACTTCAGCAAATCTTTGCTTTAAAAGTAGATATTGTGATTCTAATTCTTTAATTTCATTTGTTTCTTTAACTAGTGCTGAAGAATACATATCATATTGTTCCTTGTAATTTAAAAATATTTCTTCGTTTGCTTCATTTGATAGTTTCTTTCTAATTTTATTTACTGACGTTTGTTGAAGTATACTTGAAAAAGCATCTCGAACCGTAGCAAATAAACAATCACCTCCGCCTTCATTGTCAGTAATAGTATAGTTAGTGTTTTCCATAAATTTTTCAATCCATGTATGTTTTGGTGATTCATGATATTTTTCTCTAATATCCTTAGCTTGTTTTTTTGTTTCTTCTCTAAGTAATGGTGGTATTGGAACACCTTTTGTCATAATAAAAATATCTTCTCTCTCTTTTGGTATTTCATAATACTCATTATATTCTACTTCTTCATCATTTTCACTTCCTTTTTCTTCATCAGAATCAGTAATTTCACCTTCTTCTTTATCAACACCTTCAACTCTTCTAAGAGGTACTTCTGGTTTTAATCTTAATTTATTCAAAAATTCTTTTGTAGCAAATGAATATATTAAAGGTTCTTCCATTTTCTCTACGTCAAGATTATTATAATCGTCAAGATAAGATAAATAATCAGAAGCTTTTATTTCATATAAACCAATTTGGACAACTTTATTGTTATATTTAACTAAATAAATAGGAAAATAAAGTATATTTTTATCTTCAAATGTATTTTTTCCATTTCCGATAGCAATAATAACATCTATGTCTTTTATTTCTAATTGATATAAATTAGCTTCCATTTTTAAATCTCCCGAATCAACACTTTTAAGTTCAGGATAACTTACATCTCCATCTATTTTTGATAATACCATTTATATTTTATTATAATATTTTATATTTAATACAAATTAAATATAAAAACATTCTTTACCATAACACATATTTCTTCATAAATTTATCATTTTTTAATTCATTTATATAAAACCACATATTTTGTCTTCTGAAAACAATATCAGAATTATTTTGATTTTTTTCAAAATCTACCAAAACTTGAATTATTTCTTCTTTATTGCATTTATTTGATTTTAAATCTTTTGCAAAACCATAAAATTCACATATCAATAATAATTCTTTTACAGTAAAATTTTCGTTATAATTAATTATTTGAGGAATAATCATTTCGTCATTTAATTCAGTATTTTCTATTTCATTTAATAATTCTTCAATATTTAATTCAGAATCATTAGTTTCTGTATCATTCATAAAATACGTAATCGAAATATTTTGATTATTTGTTGACATTATTATCATATTATGTTTATTTTTAAATACATATTAAAAAAAAATATTTTATTTATAAAATCCAAATTTTTATATATTTTATAAATTTATATATTTACATCTCAATCAAATCCATAAATTTGAATAATGATTTATTAGTTAAGCTCTTGTAATCTTTCACCTTACTATTTGCAATTTTTTCAACAATTTCACCAATTGTAAATCCATCAATTAGTTGATAATCTTCGCCTTCATCATCTTCATATATATCCTTTTTATATAGAATTGAAACAGTCTCTGTAAGCTCATCAACTTCACTCTTTTTGTCATCAACTGAAATAAAAGTATAGATTTGATAAAGAAGATTTCTTGTAATTTCCATAATCTGTTTCTTGGAGATAATTTTATTTAACATCAAATTTAAATAGAATGCTGCTAATGATTTTCTCTTTTCATTCGTCTTATTAATCTCACAAAACTTATCATAATTTACCTTAGGGTCAACATATTCAATATTATTAAATAAATCAGTAAATTTGTCTAAATTTTTCTCAAAGACTTCTTTCATCATTTGATATCTTGTTGACAAATCAGAATATAAATCTGCATAGATTTTTGAATAAAATCTATTTGTAGAAGCCATGTCAAATATAGTAGAACTAAATCTTAACATATCATCTCCGGTAATACTAGTTTCCATCAATTTATCAATAATCTCAACAATTTTATTGCGCATATCAATATAGTTTTTATCTGAAAGTTTATTTAAATGAGTGCGAATAATATCAATTTGAGCATCAATACCAGACTTTTCTTCAATCTTAGTTGATTGAAATGTTCTAATAGCATCCCAATCTTCGTCATTAATAATCTCAGTAGCTTTTCCACGCTTACTTTTCTTAGCAAATCCGCCAGTTTCTTTAATAGCAGGTTCAACTTTCATAGGATTTTCCCGCTTTTTAAATACAGGGGTTCTAACATAATCAGGTGAACCGACTTGCAATGCTAACTGAGAAATATTTTCAAGTACTTCCTCAGTTAAACTAAACTCAAAACCATCGAAAAGAATTTTATTAATATCTTCAAGAGTATATCTCATTGTCTTAGTCGTCATTCTGTAGTGTAATATACTATACTAGGTAATATTTATATCAATTTTTTTTAAATATTATAATATTTTTAAATAAACTTAAATACATTTAGTGATAATATAGTATATAATGACAACAACAGATTCTGAAGTTCTTGAAGCGTACGGTTTAAACGAGGAAGTATATGATTCTTCGTATGAAATTAAAACATGGGATGATTTAGAGTTAAATTCCAACTTATTAAGAGGTATTTTTTCATATGGTTTTGAAAAACCAAGTCCTATTCAACAGAAGGCAATTAAGCCTATTATTAGCCGAAGAGATGTCGTAGCGCAAGCTCAATCAGGTACTGGTAAAACAGCTACATTTACTATTGGAGCTTTATCTAATGTAGATATAACAAATAATTCTACACAAGTTTTAGTTTTATCTCCAACAAAAGAATTAACTCTCCAAACAGCAAAAGTTTTTGGGAGTTTAGGTGGTATGATGGATGGATTAAAAATTCAAACTCTTTATGGTGGTTCTATTATTGAAGAAACAAGCAGTTTTTCAAATAAAAATATTCCACATGTTATTTGTGGATGCCCAGGTCGCGTTTTTGATATGATGCGTCGTGATAAAATTTCCTCTAAAAAAATTAAACTTATTATTCTTGATGAAGCAGATGAAATGTTATCTGCAGGATTTAAGGACCAAGTTTATAATATTTTTCAGTATCTAAGTAATGATGTTCAAGTGGTTTTAGTTAGTGCTACATTGCCTGATAGTCTTAGTTCTATTATTGAAAAAATTATGAGAAATCCAATTAGAATTAGTGTTAAGCGTGAAATGCTCACTTTAGAAGGAATTTCTCAGTTTTATATTGCTGTTGACGATGACAGACAAAAATATTTGACTTTGAAGGAAGTTTTCTCACATTTAGCTGTATCACAATGCATTATTTATTCTAATAGTGTTAAACGTGTCCAAGACCTTTATGAAGCAATGAAGGAAGATGAATTTCCAGTTTGTAGAATTCATAGTGGAATGGATAAAGTTGAAAGAGAAAATTCATTTCAAGATTTTAGAACTGGTAAATCTCGCGTTCTTATTTCATCAAATGTTACAGCTCGCGGAATTGATATTCAACAAGTTAGCATTGTTGTAAATTTTGATTTGCCAAAGTGTGTTAATACATATCTCCATAGAATTGGTCGTTCTGGCAGATGGGGAAGAAAAGGTGTTGGAATTAATTTCATAACTAGACGTGATATTATTAAAATGAAAGAAATAGAAGCGCATTATTCAACACAAATTACTGAATTACCTGCGGATTTGGCATTCTTGTCAAGTGTATAAATATTTAAAAAACAATATAAATAAATTTAGACATATTTATATAACTTATATATGAGTTATGACCATTTAATGTATACAGCTTCAAGTATTTATTTTATTTGTTATTTACCTGAATTTTATGCCAATTATATAAATAAAAATGCAAATTTATATAATGTATTTGAAAAAGTTTTAATGTTGATAGCAACTTCATTTGCTCTAAGCTATTCAATATTAATAAATAATAATGCTCTAATTTTAAATTATACACCAGTTATAATTTTAGATGTTATTGCATTATCTATGAGAAGTTATTATGCTTTAAAAAATAGAAAAATTGATGTTCGTATAACACATAATTTTCATGAATTTAAAAATAATTATAATAATGATGAAATTATAAATCCCATTCATGATTAACAACATTTTTATATTCGTAAAAATAATTCATTATATTTCTACTATAAATATAATGAATAAAGAAGAAGAATCTAGTATAATTTATAAAATTAATGAACACTTTAAAATGCCTGTTTATTACAATGATGAAAAGATGGAATTAAAAACAAATATTGAAACAGATTTAGAACTAATTAATACAATTGATTTGTCATGTAATCCAATTTACTCATTTTGTTTTAATACTGATAATGATGTGTCAAAAATAATAACAAAACAAATCTCAAAATATTATACCACAGATATTAATTTTTTAAAAGATAATCAAAAACTTATTAAACAATATGTAAAACCTGAAACAAGATATACAAATCTATCACCTAACTATAAAAATATTGTGGATATATGGAATGAATTAAAGATTGAATCGGGGTTTAGAGAGAAATATTATTATGTTGATTGGGAAATGATTGAATTTTTAAATAAATCTGAAATATTTTTGCAATTTATAAGTATATATAATTTATTTTCACCTATTTTCTCTCTAATGGTACCTATAATAATATTAATAATTCCATTTTTTATTCTTAAAATGAAAGGTTTACCTCTTACAGTAAGTGAATATGTTGATGTTCTTAAATTAGTTGCTCAAACAAATGCAATTGGTAAATTATTTACAGTAAATTTTACTGAAATATCAGCTCAAGAAAAAATATATATATTTATTTCAGCGGCTTTTTATTTATTTTCAATTTACCAGAACATTATGGTTTGCGTAAGATTTAATAATAATATGAAAGTTATTCACAATCATTTTAGAGAGATAAATATATATTTAGATAACACGTTAAATTCAATGAACAATTATTTGAATTACTCAAATGATTTAAATACACATAATAAATTTAATAACACACTTAAATTAAAAATGAAACATCTTGAAAATATTAATAATAAAATAAAATCTATTTCAGAATACAGCTTATATAATGTAAGCAAATTTAAGGAAATTGGGAGAATATTAAAATACTTTTATGAACTTCATACGGATACTACATATGAAGAAGCTATATTGTACTCTATAGGTTTTAATGGTTATATAGATTGTATAGAAGGTTTACAGAATAACATCGAAGAGAGAAAAATAAATTATGCAACTTTTATAAGCGAAAATAAAAAAGGTTCATTTGTTAAAAGCTATTACGCATGTCTTAAAGATAATAATCCTGTTAAAAATACAATAAAATTTAAAAAAAATATGATAATAACAGGACCAAATGCTTCAGGAAAAACTACAATTTTGAAGTCAACATTAATAAATATTATTTTAACTCAACAATTTGGTTGTGGTTTTTATGATTCAGCTAAATTTGCTCCATTTAAGCATATACATTGTTATTTAAATATTCCTGATACATCAGGACGCGATAGTCTTTTTCAAGCAGAAGCTAGAAGATGTAAAGAAATATTAGACGTGATAAATGATAATAAAAAAGATTCGCATTTCTGTGCTTTTGACGAGTTATATTCTGGCACAAATCCAGAAGAAGCAGAAACTAGTGCTACAGCATTTATGCTTTACTTACAAAAATATAAAAATGTATCAAGTTTGTTAACAACTCATTTTGTTAAAGTATGCAAAAAATTAGAAAAAACAAAAGGAATAGAAAACTGCAAAATGGAAACAGAAAAAATAAATAACAAAATAAAATACACATATAAGTTGGAACTTGGCATTTCTGAAGTAAAAGGAGGAATAAATGTTTTGAAGGAAATGAACTATCCAAAAGAAATAATTGATAATACTATAAAAGCGTTATAAACTTTATAAAATATATTTTTTATTACAATAAAAAATTTTCATGACTAATTATAATGAAAGAGTTTATATTATATATTTTGTATTATGATTTTTTTTATTATTTTATGCATAGATTATTACATACAAAATATTTATATCCAATACATAAAATACACCATAAAAAATATAACACAAATTATTATGATTATTATACAGTTCATATATTAGAAATACCTATATCAAGTTTAGGGTTATTTATAGCAATTTATTTATATAAATTATATATTTATCAGCTATTGGTTTGTATTTTATTTATAAATATTAGAGGTAATTTACAACATGATTCTAAATTTTCATTTTTAGTAGGAAAACATCATTTGATACATCATAAATTTATAAAATTTAATTACGGTGAACCATGGTTAGATTATATTTTTAGAACACAATATGAAAAAAAAATATTATCAAATTAGTAATAAATTAATTCGTTAGTTAATAAATTAATTTATATAATCTTTTTGTAATAAAATGCCATCCTTAACAGATTTATTTAATCCAACTTTTTTAATGTTTTTAGGAATACTAGTGCTTGTTGTAGCGCTTCTTGTCGTTTATTTTGAAAGTAAATTAAGAGACCAAAATCACAGAATTGCTTCAATGTTAAGTCTTGTTTCAACTTTAGCAGAAGATATGCAAGGAGTTAAAATAGGTTTAAATCATTTAGCTATGACCAGGGTTGGAGGCGGAATTCCTCCTCATTTTCAACAACCTTTAGAACAAAGTAATAATATGCCTTTTTCTACAAATGTTGAAAATAAATTAATCGAAGTTTCTGATGACGAAGATGATGAAGAAAGTGAAATTGACGATGATGAAATTGACGATGATGATAGTGAAAGTGAAGATAACGATTCTGAATCAGACGATGAATCACCAAATAACATAAAGGTTTTAACATTAAATATTAACAATGAAAACAATGATATTGACGAAACAGAGAATTTAGATTTAGATGATGTAGTATCTATGGGTGATTTTGAAAATGACGATGAAATAAATGATGATGAATTGCATGAAGTATCAGAAGATTACGCTGAAGAAATATTAAGTCTTAAATATGATGAACCTGTACAAATAGAAGAAACACAACTTCCATCTTCAACTGATTTTAAAACAATTAATATTAATTTAGAAGAATCACAAACAGAACCTCTTGACTTTAAAAAGCTATCTTTGGCAAAATTAAGAAGTATTGTTTCTGAAAAAGGTTTAGCTGGAGATACTTCAAAACTTAAGAAAAATGAATTACTTAAATTGCTCGGTGTTGAATAAGTTTTTTATATAGTAATTATATAATACAATGTCGTGGGCAACATGTTATAGTGGTTCTAATAATATTGATTTTAATTCTCCTCCAATTATGGCTGATGGAAGAAATTATGCTTCTTGGCAACCAGATGCTGTAGTTAATGAGAGAATTCAAATGAAAGAAGGCATCCAATCTAATTGGAAATATCGCCAATATATGCAGCAAAATGGTATACAAATTATGAATTATAATAGTATGGAATCTTGTTATGATTTGGGTCTTGACCCACATGTTAAGTCAGACCGAACACCTTCAGATAATGTTCCTTACAAATTTAAAAATATTTTTGATTCTAGTAGACCAGGTTTCGGTTATTGTAATTCAGACCTAAAAAATCCATATTTAACAAGTGAACAATTAAATTCTAGATTGGTAGCACCATCAATTAACCCATCTAACTATAAAAATATGGTACCTGGTGTTAAAATGTAAATATAATTAGTAAACAATATAATAATAAGTTTTTATAATTTAGTATTATATGAAAATACTGTCAATCGATGTTGGTATAAAAAATTTAGCCTTTTGTCTTTTTGATAAATCACCAACTGCAGAGCAATTTAAGATTACAAAATGGGATTCTATTGATATATCCGAAAAAGAAGACTCTCAAAAATGTGTGTTTGTAGAAAAAAATATTATGTGCAATAAACAAGCAAAATTTAAAAAAGAAGACAATTGTTTTTGTTTAAAACATACAAAAAAGCAACAATTACAAATTCCAACATCAGAACAAAAACCATCATTTATAAATAAACAAAAAATACAAAAGCTATATGAAATAGCAGATAGCCACAATATTAAACATGAAAATAAAATTAAAAAAGCAGATTTAGTTGCCTTAATTAACGATTATATTAATAAAAATTATTTTGAAACAATTGAAAGCAAAAAAGCAGCTGATGTTGATTTATTTAATATTGGTGTTAATATTAAAACAAAATTTAATAAATTATTTGAAAATGAAGGCCAAATAGATTATGTAATTATTGAAAATCAAATTAGTCCAATTGCTACAAGAATGAAAACAATTCAAGGAATGATTGTTCAGTACTTTATTATGTCTAAATTAAAAGTAGAGCATATTGAGTTTATTTCAGCTTCAAATAAATTAAAAGATTGCGACGTAAAAGATAAGACAAAATATAGTGACAGAAAAAAATTGGGTATTTCAAAATGTTTAGAAATTATTACGACAGATTTTAGATTCAATGAACACATTGACTACTTTAACAGTCATAAAAAAAAAGATGACTTATCAGATTCTTTTTTGCAAGGAATTTGGTTTATTAATAATAAAAAATTTTAATTATATTTAATTTTAAATAAATAATTTGTTATTCGTATTACTTAAAATTAAATGTTCTAATTAATGAATAAATACAATGGCAGATATAATGGAAATTACTGAGCTCGATTTTAATGATAATGACTTTGGAGGAAGCAGTGGAGGCTTTGGTAAATCATCTAATTTTGGCGGCGGACTTGAATTGTTAATGAATGACAAAATTAAGGAAAGTAGCAGACCAACAAGTGATATTAATTTAGATGATTTGAACAATCTAGAAAATGAATTAAATGATTTAGTAGATGATATGCCTACAGATAGTTTTAAACCTAAATCTGATTTTTTTAGCAAACCCAGTGTATCATTTAATGAGGAACCTTCTATTAGACTTGGTCGCGATGATAGTAATTTAGGACAATCAACTGCACAAACTGAAAATGACAATAAAACCTGGGATGGATATGGTAAATTTAATAATATTCCCTTAAACCCTGATAGAGCTGTTCCATTAGAACAAAAAATGTCTAAAGAAGAGTTGCTTAGAGAGAAGTTCAAGTTTCTTAGAAAGCTTGAAGGTCTTGAGAAAAAAGGCGTAGAACTATCCAAAAAATATAACATGGATTCATCTCTTCAAGAAATGCAAGGGGAATATGAAACAATTATGGAAGAAAAGGCAAAACAAAACTCTGTAAAATTCCAAGGCAATATGCTTATGGCTATTATTAATGGTATTGAGTTTTTAAATGGTAAATTCGACCCTTTTGATGTTAAATTAGATGGATGGAGTGAGCAAATTCAAGAAAATGTAAACGATTATGATGATGTTTTTGGAGAATTATATGAAAAATATAAGAGCAAGGCATCTATGGCACCAGAATTGAAGCTTCTTTTCCAGTTAGGTGGAAGTGCAATGATGGTTCATATGACTAATACTATGTTTAAATCTGCTATGCCAGGAATGGATGATATATTGCGTCAAAATCCTGATTTAATGCGTTCTTTCCAAAATGCAGCTGTTAATTCCATGGCCGGTACTAATCCTGGATTTTCCGGATTTATGTCTAATATGATGAACCCTGAACCTCAAAATCCTTCGGGACGTGGTCCTCCACCACCCATGGCTACTCAAGGTCCTAATTCTATTCCTCCACCAATGGGACGTCCAGGAAACAACAACTATGCAAGACCTGATTTAAACATGAGTCGTAGTAATTTTGTAGACGATGGAATTAGTCTTAGAGAGAATTTTGAAAGACCTGACGTTCAAGATAGAACAAGTAGAAGACAAGCAGCTCCACGCCCTGAAATGAAGGGACCAAGTGATATTTCTGATATTCTTTCTGGTTTGAAAACCAAGACTATTAATATTCAAGAACCATCAAAGCAATCACAACCTATAAATGATAGTAGTACTATTAGTATAAGCGACCTTAAGGATTTACAATCTGATGGAAACATGCCAAAACGTAGTGGCCGTCGTAAGAAGTCAGCTAGCAACACTGTTTCACTAGATATTTAATTATCTAAAAATCTAAGAATTAAAAAACAAATAAAAAATAAAAACGCACACAAAGTCCATCTTTTAATATTTGACATATAATATTAAAAGATATTATATTAATCGAAATTATTTTGCCCTCTACCAAATGCATGTTTACCTAACCAATACATATTTTTTAATTTATAATTTAATATATATTTATCAAATATTTCAGGAACCCATTTACAAATAGGTATCATAGTATGTCTAACATCATCTAAATTTTCTATTTTTCTTTTAAATTTTAATTCTTCATTCCAAGCATAATCAGCACCTCCAAATGAATTAAATCTGTAACAATTAAAACCTTTTATTGGTTTATAAGTTGTTGGTTGTCTGAAATCTGTATCTTCCCAACATAAATAAACTCTATCATACCAATTATTATTATTATTATCAGGCATTTTTGTATGCATCATTGTATTATTTAAAAGTGAACTTTCAGTAAGACTTGCCATATTATTCAAATATAACATAATTTATATTTAAATATTTAAATCAATTTTATTATCATTCAACTGTGACAACTTTTGCCAAATTTTTAGGCTTATCTGGATTTATTCCTCTATTAATAGAGAGATAATAAGCAAGAAGCTGAACAGGTATTATTCCCAATAAAGAAGCGTATGTTTTATTTTCAGGAATTAAAATAAAATCTGATTGTATTTCATTTAAAATATTTTTATCATTTGTAATAAATAATACAGGTGATTTTCTAGACATGACTTCTTGATAACAATTTAAAGTTTTTGCACGGTGTAATTGGTCTAAATTAAAAATAATTACAGGAAACTTTTCATCTAGAAGCGCAAATGGTCCGTGTTTTAATGAACTAGAAGAATAACCTTCAGAGTGTATATATGAAATTTCTTTAATTTTCAAAGACCCTTCCTTTGCAATATATTCATCACTTCCCTTTCCAAGAAGAAACATATTATCTGCGGTTATTTTTTTAGAAATTTCTTCTATTTTTTCTTTACAACTATCTAATGTGTTTTTTATGTCATTTGATAAATTATGTAGGTCGCAAACCATTTTGGCTCTATTTTTGCTGCTTATATTTTGTATTTTTGCAAACCATACTGCTGCCATAGAAAGACAAACAACTTGGCTTGTAAATGCTTTTGTTGAAGCTACACCAACTTCTTTTCCAGCATTACAATAAATTCCGCAATCAACTTCTCTCGCAATTAAAGAATCAACCACATTTATTATTCCAATTGTTATTATGTTATTTTTTTTTGCTATTTCAATACAACGATGTAAATCCTTTGTTTCACCAGATTGAGATATTAATATAAAAGCAGTATTTCCAATATTAGGTATATCAAATTCATTAAATTCAGCACCATCAAATACTTGAACTGTATTAAATTTACAAATATTTTTAAAAAAATACATTCCGTATAAACCAGCAAAGTATGATGTTCCACAACCTAATATTATTATATTATCTAGACATTTAAGACTATCTGTATGTTGTTCTAATCCACCTAACTTAACTTCTGATTTATTTTTAATTCTTCCTCCTTTATTTATTGAATTTAAAACTACATTTGGTTGTTCATGAATTTCTTTTAATGTCCAATGTTTATGTGGAAATGGTGATAATTCTGAATCTAATACAGATACGTTATTTTTAGTATATGTTTGAGCTGTAATAAACGATATATCATCATTTGTTTTTGTTATTGTGCATATATCATCAGTATGCAATGTTATATAATTACTTATTAAATTACAAAAACCACTTTGTTCAGAAGTTACTATAACCATATTATCGTTTTGTCCAACTAATATAGGAGAACCATTTCTAACACAAAATAATTTATTTGGTTCATATAAACTTTGAATTACTAAACCATAAGTTCCTCTAAGCATGCGAATTGTTTTTTTTATTGATTCAAATGTATCATTTGTAATTTTGTAATTATATTCTATAAGATTTACAACCACTTCCGTATCTGTTTGTGAATAAAATGTAAAATCATTTGAAATTAAAAGTTTTTTCAACTCATTATAATTTTCAATTATTCCATTGTGAACTAAAGAAAATTTTTTGTTGTTTGACAAATGAGGATGAGCATTTGTATCATTTTTAACTCCATGTGTAGCCCATCTGTTATGACCCATTCCTATGTTAATTATTTCTTTTTTTTCTAAAAACTGATTTTCCAATATTTTCAATGCATCTTGTTCATTTGTGGATGCATATTTATAAACCTCTAGTACATCATCTTTTATTAAAGATACTCCTGCTGAATCATAACCTCTATTTTGAAGCTGAATCAATCCATTAATTATTAATTCATATATATTTTCATTATTATTTAAAACAATACCAAATATACCGCACATTTAGATATTTAAATATAATAAATTTAAATATTTAAATAATAAAACTTTATTAATCAAATTCTATTTTTAAATTTTCCAAATATTTGTATTTTGTTTTAATTAATTCATTTAATTTATCTACTTTTATAATTTTGTCTCTCTTTAATACCTCAGATGTTTCCTGAATAAAATCTTTTGAATTCTCAATTATAACAGTAGCACATTTATATGCATCATTTAATAAATTTACTACTTCAGTATCTATTAATTCTTTATATTTTTCACTTAAACTAGGATATATTATATTAGTTCCCATACCATAATAAATAATCATTTTTTCAGATAATTTTAAAGCTTCTTCAAAATCATTTATTGCGCCAGTTGTTACTGAAACACCATAAAAAACTTCTTCAGCAATTCTACCAGCTAATAATATCATTAAATGTTCAAACAATGCCTCTCTTACATAAATATTACTTGTTGAACCTTCAAATACAGTATAACCTGGGCTTTTGGGTGAAGATAAATTTATAATAACTTTTGAAACTTTTGAATGATGTTTTGATAATAATCCAACAATAGCATGTCCCATTTCATGTATAGCAATATGGTCTATTATATTTTCAGAAAATTCATGCTCATTTGGCTGCCATCCAACCATCATTTTATTTAAAACAAAATCAAAATCTTTATAGCAAAATTGAGTATTATTTAATCGAAGTGCATTTAACATTGCTTCATTTAATAAATTTTCAATTTGAGCACCACTTAAACCTTCTGTAACTTCTACTAAATCATCTATATTAATTGAATCGCAATATGGTTTACCATTTATATGTATTTTAAGTATTTCTTTTCTAGTTGTGCTATCTGGAAGACCTATAAATATTTTTTTATCAATTCTACCTGGTCTTGTTAAAGCACTATCCAATAAATCAATTCTATTTGTAGCTGCTACTAAAAATATACCTGAATTGTTTTTAAAACCATCTAATTCAACTAATAAGGAATTTAATGTATTATCTCTCTCACTTGATGAGCTTTCGCCATCTGAAGACCTTTTTCTACCCAATGCATCTATCTCATCAATAAATATAATACAAGGGACATTTTTTTTTGCTAATTCAAATAATTCCTTTATTCTTGAAGACCCTATACCTACATATTTTTCTTGAAAATCAGAACCTGACACTGGAATAAAACTGCAATTTGCTTCTCCAGCCAAAGCTTTTGACAAAAGTGTTTTTCCTGTTCCAGGAGGACCTTCTAAAATCAAGCCCTTTGGTATTCTTACATTAAATTTTTTATATTTTTTATAATTTTTAAGAATATCAACACATTGTAGTAATTCTGTTTTTACATTTTCATACCCACCAACATCTTTAAATAAAATATTAAATTTTTTAATAACTTCAAAGTTTTTTGATTTTGAATTAGGTGTTTCAACGTATCTTCTTCTACCAGTGTCTTCATCTTCATCAAAGTATCCTGATTTGTCATCATCTTCATCTTCATTTACTCTAATACCAAGAGACCTTAAAAAACCCTGTTTATTTAAAATAATTCTTAATGTTGGTGCATTTTCATCATCTTCATTATCATTATAATTTTCTTCAAAGTCTGTTTCATTATTATTATTATTATGTAAACCTAATATACTTTCATTTTGAATTGTTATATTTTTTGAATTCAATCTTTTAATTTCTTCAATAAATTCAGGTCTTGTTATAGGATATTTTTTAACAATTAAATTTAAAGCAGTCTCCGTACTATTTTTCTTATTATAAAGTTGTTCATAATATTTTTTTGAAAAAGGATTATATCTATTCCTATCAATACTTAGAAAGGTTTTTTTACTAACTATGTTATTTATCATAAATGAATTTGTCATGTTAAATACCAAGAATAAATATAATATACATCTTATATTAAACATTATACATTTATGTACGTTTATTTTTTATATTATTATTAGTAAAATATTAATAATATTAATATTATTACATAGAATAATCTATTATTTTTGACCATTTATTGTTTAAATCGTGTAAAACTTTTGTATTTGATTTGGTAATAAATATTCTATCAAAACCATCAGTTGTTCTGATAACAAATTTAATTGTTGCTTTTATATAATCATCATATATATATTCAATAAAATAACCATGAGGTTCATGCAGAGAATAATCAAGTAGTTTTAATAAAACTTTATCAGGTCCAACTTTTATTGGTCTCGGAATTTTTCCTAATAATTTATATCGTTTATCATCTTTGGATATTTTATCAATATATTTACCATGTCTATATGATAGTACATTTGTATAGTTTATTATTTTATGTATTAATACATCTGGTAAAAATCTAAAATTATATAATAATGTTAAATCCATTTATTATAATACCTCTAATCCTTTAAAATTCTTTTTTATATTATTAATAAATGACATAAATGGTGTTTGGTTTTTTCCATATAAAAGCGAATCATAAATCAGTTTTATATTACCTAATAAGCTTTGTTTATTTAAATGAAGCCATAAAATAAAAACAACAAAAAGACCAAATGTGAAATAAATGTCTTTAATATATATTGTTTCATTTCTTAAGTAATAAAGAGGGATTACCTTGATGAAGGTATTAATTATTATAAAGTAAAAAATAGTTCGCTTACTAGTTCCATATAATAACATCAGTATAAGCATAATAATATTATCAATTAAACCTAATATAAGTGGAAATTTTGGTGAATAATTTATTAACTTAAATGTATAAAGTATATACCAAAAATAAATCCAATAAGAAAAAACTAAATCGGGTCGCAAAGCCGCCATTTAATTATATAAATAATTAAATAAATATTATAATTCGTTTTATTTGAATTTAGAAATATAATCTAGTAATTTAATAATGCAAAATAGACAAAGACAATCAAATGCAAATAACAACATTTCAATGACCAGTTGTCATAAAGGTGGAATTAAAATTAGAGACACCGGCAACAATAAAGTTATAGACCCGTTTGCAGGAGTAAATCCATTTAATGTACATACCGAAGAAAAGAGTGCAGCTATTTCATATGATAGGTTATCTTATGAAAAACTCGATTTAAATATTGAGAGCTATTCTAGAGAAGAATTATTTAAACTTTTTGGTCTTAAAAATATGAGTTTGACTGAGGATATTATGAAAGAATGCAAAAAAACTGTTTTAAAAACCCATCCTGATAAATCACGTCTTGATGAAAAATACTTTATTTTCTTTGGAAAAGCATATAAAAAATTATTGGGAATTTATGAGTTTCAAAATAAAACTACAAATAAAAAAGCAGATGTTAATTCAGAATATTATGACCCTACTAATGTAGCAGTTTTAGATAAAGTATTTGACTCTAAAAAAGAATTAAAGGATTCGAAAAATTTTAATAATTGGTTTAATGAGCAATTTGAAAAACATAAATTAGAAGATGTAAATGAAACTGGTTATGGTGGGTGGCTTAGGTCAGATGAAGATATTGTTTACACACCAAATGTTACAAAGGCAAACATGGCATCTGAAATGGAAAAAAGAAAAAAACAAGTTCAAACTATGACTACATATAATGGAGTCAGCGACCAATATGCATCTACATTTGGCGGTTCATCTTTAATGGCATATGACAGTAATTTTTCTTCCGGTTCTCTCTTCAGTAGTGATGGAATGGGTTATACTGATTTACGCCAAGCTTATGTAGAATCTGTTATTCCTGTTACAGAAGACGATTTTCGTAAAACACAACAATTTAAAAGTGTTGATGAATATAAACGACATAGAGAAAATGTCGATACCAAACCGCTTAGTAAGGAAGAAGCAATGCGTCAACTATATCAAGAAAATAAACAAAAAGACGAAGAGTCTGCAGCACTTGCATTTTATTATGCTCAACAAGCTGAAAAAGCTAAGAAAAGCCAAGATAGTTTTTGGTCTGGACTTAAACAAGTAACTAATTGGTAGAAACATTCATCAAAATAATAAATAAAAATAATAACTTAAAAATATAAAAATACATTACAACAACTAAAAATGACACAAAAAGCAGTTATAATTTTTTTTTATTTTTTACATTATTACAATAGTTATGCTTTTTACAAACCATTTGCTCCTTCTGTTTTTTATACAAAAAAGAATGATTATTATTTATTAAACTCCAAAAATAAAGACAATAACAATAATGACTTGGATAATAATGATTCAGAAATAGATACTACAGGTAAAACATTCAATAAAACTTTCCGTTTGGGAAGGTCGAAAGACCAAGACGGTAAAAGTAATATTTGGTCAGTAGAACCTAAAATGGAAGTGGTTAATGAAGAACTTACAGAACTCAATAAAAATATCTTGACAGGTGGTTTACTTTTTACCGGATTTTTAGCTAGTTTGCCTTTGTTGTATACTTTGAATCAATATATCAAAAATATAGACTATTAAAACCTTTTACCATAATAAATTTATAGCTAAATTATTGGGACTATATTTATCCTTTTTCCAATTACCTTTTATGTTGCGCGACCTTGTTAAATAGTTTCTACGTCTAGTTTTATTTTTATGTTTTGTATAATCTTGATATCCCATTTGACCAAAATGAACTATTTTACCATTAGGTGTTGTAACCATATATTTTTTGTCTTTTTTTGTAGAAAGACCTATTTTGGCAGTTTTTCCTAGATATTTGGAAGCACGACGATAAACTTCAGGTGGATTTGAATATTTATATATTATATTTTTTTTACTCATATTAATATAATATATTAATATTTTAATGACAAATAAATTTGAAAATGGATTATTCATATTTAGACGTGATTTAAGAATAGTAGATAATAATGGTTTAAATTTATTAAATGAAAAATGCAAGAATATTTATGCAATTTTTATTTTTACTCCAGAGCAAGTTGGTTCTGGTAATAAATATAAATCAGACAATTCTGTTCAATTTATGATTGAAAGTCTGCAGGATTTGGCATCACAAATTTCTAAATTTGGCGGTCATTTGTATACATTTTATGGTCATAATGAAAAAATTGTTGCAGACTGCATAAAAGCGTTCGATATTAATATAGTTTGCTTTAATTTGGATATTAGTCCTTATGCAAAAGAGAGAGATGCAAAAATAATTAAAACGTGCGAGCATTTAAAGACGTATGTAATGTATGATTACGATTATTATTTGCATCAACCAGGCACTATTGTTAATGGTTCTGGAGAGGCATACCAAAAGTTTACACCATATTATCAAACTTGTCTTAAAAAGAAAGTTGAATCACCTGCCGGTCCTAGAAAGATACATTTCAAGCGAAGTGAATCTCATATTGCAAATAAAATTTCATTAGAACAAGCATTTAAAAAATTTACCAAGGAAAACCCAGATATTTTAGTTCACGGAGGCAGACCAGAAGCAATAAAAACCTTGAAGTCTGCCGTCAGAACTCAAACACATTATGTGAAAAACCATAATGACCTAGATAAAGAGACGACACAATTAAGTGCATATATAAAATTTGGCTGCATTTCAATCAGAGAAGCATACAAGGCACTGCACGGAAAACCCGCCATCATTAGACAACTAATTTGGCGCGATTTTTATGCTAACATTTTGTATTCTTTTCCTCATGTTTTAGGCCACGCTATGAAACAAAAATATAACAAGATTCACTGGCATTATAATAGTAATTGGTTTAAAGCCTGGTGCAATGGGCAGACTGGATTTCCTATTGTTGATGCCGGAATGAGACAATTAAATACAACTGGATATATGCACAATAGAGCGCGTTTAATTGTTGCTTCCTTCTTAACTAAGACTTTACTTATTAGCTGGAAAGAAGGAGAAGAGTATTTTGCTAGTAAACTAACAGATTATGACCCTGCGTCAAATAATGGAAACTGGCAATGGGTTGCAAGTACTGGAGCTGATTCGCAGCCATATTTTCGTATTTTTAATCCATGGGAGCAAGCCAAAGAGTGGGACCCTGATTGCGAATACATAAAAAAATGGGTCCCTGAGTTAAAAGATGTTCCTAATAAAGATATACTTGATTGGGAATCAACTTTTTCAGAATATAAAGATGTAAAATATCCAAAACCAATTGTTGATTATAAAAAGCAAAAAGATTTAGCTTTAAAAATGTTAGGAGCTGCTTTTAAATAAAATTTATATTATATTTTAATAATATATAATATATGGAAAATATAAACTTAACACCCAGAGATTCAGATTTTCAACGTATACTTAACACAAAACTGCCAAATGATAGTATAATTTTATTAAATTACTTTTTAATGTATTATACTATTTCTAATTATAAAATTAAAAATAACTATCCTTTATTAGTATTTTTAGATAATAATTTTAGAGATTTTTATGAAAATAAATTTAGTAATCAAGAAACAGTTATAAAAGAATGCAAAATTGAAAACCCAGAAATAATAAATATTGAAGAGTGTGAATTATTTAATGAAAAAATGTTACAAATTGTGGAAATTATTTTAAATGATAAATTTGATTTTATTGAAAATAAATTTACACTTGGTGCGTTGCCAAACAGAATTAGCGTTTTACTAAAAAAATTAAATTGCTCATTAGCATCTTTATTTAATGAAATTAAAAATAATCAAGTAAATCTTTTTATAAGAGAAAAAATGGATGTTACTTCTGGAATTGAACAATGGAATCAGTTTGCACAGTTGTTTTGCACAATATACGAAAAAAATACAAATTTATATAATATAAACAATAATACATTTTTATTTATTAAATATGTTATGGAAAAAAGGTATTTAATTACTAAACAAAAATTAATATTAGATAATTCGTTTAAAACTACAATGGCATTTTGTTATGCAAATTTTAAAAACTGTATAATACCTCTTGCACGTGCAGCCACTAATAACTCTAAGATTAATCGTCAAGAAGCTCAAGTAAAATCTATTTGTGAAAGAATAATTACTATTGATTCTCTTAAAAACAAAAATTTTTATTCTGAGTTTGAATTTGCTATAAAAATAGAAGAAAATCCTAGAATAAAAGATTTACCTCAAATTCAAACTTTAATAACAACTTTGACAACATCAGCATGTACACTTTTAGCTGCTACTGGGGTTGCTTCTGGATTAGGAGCCGCAGCTGGAGCTACTGTATCAATTGGTGCTTCAGTTATTAATCCTATAATAGTGCCTGTTATTGGAGCAATAGCAGGAATAAGTTTTTTATTAGCAAAAAAAGCAATTGAACTTCAAATGAATTATGATGAAATGAAAAGAATAACTAACGAAATTTTAGACAAATATAAATATGGTATTAAATCTAAAGCAAATTGTATCAATAGTTCTAAAGCTTATAGTGATGATGACTATTTTATTAATACACAGTTAGTAAATGTTAAAGATAATTTAATAAATTATAAAAATTTGGTTGATATATATGATGATTTATATTTTCAATATTTCGCATATATAAAAACTATACCACTTTTGTGTTCAGACACTCCTATTAATTTTGAAACGCAAATACAAGCCGATACAAGAAATAGATTATTGAATGAAGAAAAAGAAAGGTTAACCCAAGAAAAAACATTTATATTACAACAGCTACGCGAATTAAAAGATATATCACAACAACAAGGTAGTGCAAATGATATACTAATTCAAGATTTAAATTCTAAATTAGGAGAGTTAAAAAAAGATATAGAAGATATTAATTCTGATATACTTACTAGTGATGCTGGAATTAAAGGAACAAATAAAGTTCCCGAACAACAAGAAATACTAGATAATATAGATAAAGCTATAGAAATAATTAATTTCTATGTTAATCAGAGAGGTATTGACGTTTATGCTAAACAAGTTTATTATTATGCCGGCCTAGAAACTCACTCAGAAACTGACCGTAATAGTAATAGGTTTAAATTGTATTCTGCTTTAAAAAATATAAATAAATATACTAATACGTATAAAAACAAAATATTTGTTGGAGTTAGAAATTGTGATATAAATCTTGGATATTCCAATAGTCTGCGCAAATTGACTATTAATACTTTAGTATATTTTTTAACTGCTTTAAAAAATGCAATAGAAGGTGATTCGATAATACCAATTACACCTAACACACAAGTTGTAGTTAATGGCGCTCAAGGCGTTGTAAATTTTGATTTACTTTGTGATACAATAGATAACAAAGGTGGTAAAAAATCAAGAAAATCAAGAAAATCAAGAAAATCAAGAAAATCAAGAAAATCTAGAAAATCTAGAAAATTAAGAAAAAGAAAAACACAAAAACGCAGAGGAAAAACTCATCGTCGTCGTTAAATTAATCATTTTATTATTCCATTATATAATAAATGGATTTAGACAAAACTGACGCTAAGTAAGAAACAGTTTTATTTGATAAGGAAGGTTTTAAGTTTTCTCGAATTAAAAAAAACCATTATAACCTCATATTTACAATGGAAAATAATAATATAAATTTACCAAAAATTGTTGATTTTAGTTTAATTAAGCTTATTTATGATTTAAATTCAGATGTATATGAGAAAGTTAATATAGAAAAATTAAATGATAATGAAATTGTTTTAACTCTTTTAATGAAACACTTTTTCGAGGACTTGGGATTACCTCAAAGATTTTCTTTTATACATATGAAAAAAATTGTTGAAGAGAAAAGAGTTATCTTTCATGCGCAATCAATTAAAGGTCATCGTCCTCCAAATATGCCTGCAGAGTCTCAACTTATGGCTCTAAAAGATATGACATCAATATGTGAATTTATTACACCACATAAAGTTAATTTTTCGTTTAACGAAATATTTGATGACGAGATGAATATTCCTCCTTTTGTCGAAAAAATGGTAGGAATAATATCTCATAAAATATTTAAACGTGTAAAACAATTTATAGAGAATGTGCGTATATAAATAAATGCTTAAAACTTTTAATGGGATTCTATTTTTATTGAATGTTTTGTTTATATTTGGAACTGAAGCTCTAATATATGTATTTTTCCGTGATTATGGATTATTAATAGATAGGCTTACAATGCGATTATCTTCAATAAATATTTTATGTGTAAAGGTTTTCCAAGCTATAGCATTAAATAACAGCTTAATTGATGAAAAAATTAATAACAAATTATTGCAATTTACTGATAATGCTCCTTGGAACTATTCTGATATTAATTTAAGTGATTTAATTGAGATATCTGACAGATATAATCTTTTATTAAAAGGTGGATATGAAGTTCCTATAAATGCAGGTATGATTTCACTTGTTTTTAAAGCATATAAGAGAGAAAATCCAAACGAAACAGTTATAATTAAAATGAAGCGAAATAATATTGATGAAAAACTAAATGATGCAATTGATAACCTGTTATTTTTAATGTATTTATTGTCTTACGTTCCAATTTTTAATAAATATCAGTTTTCTGAAGTTATTAATAAAAATATTGAAATCATTCGCCATCAGACAAATTTCTTAGAAGAAGTAGATAATATGACTAAAATAAAAACAAATTGTAAAAATCTGAAATATGTTAAAATTCCATCAGTAATAAGAGAAGCGACGGAACAATATCCAAATTGTATTTTAATGGAATTTATTGAAGGAATAAAAATAAACCAAATTAAAAAGGAAGATTATGAAGGATTTGCAAAACAAGTTATGAAATTTGGTTTTGTTACTACTATTGTTCATGGAGTTACACATGGAGACTTGCATGGAGGAAACATATTATTCATCAAAGATAAAAATGATGAAAAATACCCATATAAAATTGGTGTAATTGATTTTGGTATTATATATGAACTAGATTCTCAGTATAAAGGGCTTTTATTCGATGTTTTAACACAAATGTTTGAAACAGAACCAAGAGATTCAGCTATTAAAATGTTAAACTCTGGAATAATTGACCCTCCAAATATTCTCCAGCAAATACCAAAAGAAGACTATGAAAATATAGTAGACTTTACTTCAGAAATTATTAATGAAACGGTTAAAAGCTCTAAAAAAGCAAATCAAGTTCAAATATATAAATTCATATCTAAATTGAAAGATTATTTAAGTGGTTCAAGAATTTCTAATACTGGAATTAAACCTAGTGATAATTTTGTTAAAACTCAACTAGTTCTTGCAATGTCTCATGGAGTCACACTAACACTTTGTAATGATGATTTTATGAGTTTAGCTGATAAGGTAATTAATGAGTTATTTCATACTAATATGTTAATCTAATTATCATAACCCCAAGGCCATACTAATATTGTCCCTTCTACAACATAATCTATATTCAAATCTGATTTGTATAATTTTTTATAAAGTGATACTGATGTTGGATAAATATTGTTAACATGTTTTTCAAATTTTAAATATTCGTATGCTTCAAACATTGTTTTACCTGTTGACACAAGCTCATCAACTAAAATTATATTTTTACCTTCTAAATTATCATTTATTCCTTCACATACAGTAAATTTGCCTAATTTCTTTAGTACATGTTTTTGAACCATTTCATTTAAAACATCATTAGGTTTTTTATTACAATTGTATTCACTTCTAGATATTTTAATTTTATAATTTGGTAATCTTAGTTTCATAGAAATATAGTCTGATATAATTGCGCCTCCAGTTTTAATACCTACAACAGCATCATAATTTTGTCCTGATTTTTTTATTCTATCAATTATAATATCTAATTTTTCTTCTAATTGTTTCCAACTCATAAAAGTAGTTCCTTGAACAGCAGCATTTATATATATTGAACCTATTTTTGTATATAATGGAGAGCTTTGTTTCTTTTTGATACTTTCTATCATTTCTGGGTCAACCCATCTAGGAACTGGACCATAAACTTGTTTATCTATTTTATAAATTATTAACAATGATAAAAGTAATCCAATAACCAATACTATTAAAAACGAAAATATAGATAGGTTAAAATATCTATATAATTTGGAATACATATACCCTAAAAATATTCCAACTAATACTTGCAATATTGTATGTACATTTGTTAAAATTCTTTGTAATCCAACAATAGATATTGCCAGTATACATAACCACAATGGTATAAATTTATATAAATACAAAAGAGTTGAAAATATTGTTATTGTCTCAGAATGGCCTGATGGCATACCTATGCAATGCGCTTGTCTACTATTTAAACATTTTTCAAATGGTCTTTTAATAAACTTAAACCCGTCAAAATATGTTTCATGAAATAATTTTTCTAAACCATTTTGAATAGAGCAATTATATAATGATACTACAATAATAAATAGTAGTATTGTTATATTTTTTGTAATATTTTTGTTTAATTTCATTAATATATAATGATATTAAATTAGTATGAATTTTTATCAATTGTTACTTCCTTTGCAATATTTCTAATTATTTTATCTTCTTTTTCCAAATCATTATCTCCAGAACCACCCATTGATTCGACTATAATTTTATTATATTGGTCAGAATATCTTGAAACTGATTTTATACAATCGGGATGTTCTTCTTTAAATTTTGGAATTAATCTTGCATTTTTGTCTGCAACCTTTTTAATCACTTTTCTGATTTTATTATTTGATTCATTATCTTTTTCCCATTTGTCTTCATCTTTAATATACAAAACTTCTCTCTTTGTATCTGTACAATGGATTGGACGCTTGGTTTCATCTAATGAATTTAATTTTTTTACTATAATATTAGATATACCATTTACAAAACCTAATTTTCCAACGCTTTCTAAATCTGAAAGTTGAAGCTTAAGTGATTCTACAAAATCAGTTATATTCATTGCATCTTTGCAGTGCTCATTTAAAAATACATTCAAATTAAATGTTTTATTGTTTGAATTTACATTATTAGAATTAACAGTATTATTTAATGGTTGTATTTTTTGACATACATCTAGCACCATAGTTTTTAAATCTGAGTTTTCTTTTATTAACATCATTATAAGTTCTTTATCTGATGGTTCAGAACTGTCTTGTTTTTCTTCATCGCAAGTTTTTTTATGTCTCCATAATCCAGAGCGTTCTTTATAATTTCTTCCACATTCACAAACAAACAAATTTGGGATTTTTGGGGATTTTTGGTTGATAAATGTTGATTTTGAATGATTTTTATGTTTTGCTGTTAATAAATGTTTATTATAATCTTTTTTATTGCATGTTATATAATCACATGATTCACATACAAATTTTAATGGGATTTTTGGGGATAATTCTGTTGACATTTGTTGATATATTATCAACAGAAAAAATCCCTAAATACTTTTTTATAAAATATAATAAAATTTTGTCATCACAAATTGAAAATTATTTTTTTGGTGATGAGACCAAAAAATTCAATTATGGTCTCAAAGTTTAATATTTTACATAAAATATTTTGAAAAATGAAAATTGGACATTTTTTTTGTCCATTTTTGAAAATTTGAAAAAACTTTCCCGAAAAAAATTAAAAATCATCACTACCTGTGAAGGAAACTTTTTTTGAGCTATTTTTATACTTTTCTTTACATAATGTAGAGAAAATGGCTTAAAAACTTCAATATTATATATATATCCCTTCTACATTTTTACATTATGCAAGTAACTATTGAAAATATTAATTACAAGTTTATTCCATCTAAAGTGACAACTTTTGATACTATTGTTAAAAATAAAAAAACAATGGAAAATGATATATACGAAAAATATGAAGCAACAGCTGAGATTTCAGGAGAACTGATTGTCTGCAACGATGTTGCAAAAATGAAGAATTCTGAAAAAAAAATTATACGTGAATCGTACAAATCATATTTAAAAACTCTTGAAAATAGAGACCCCAAAAAAGACAAATGGATTTATAACATATTAGATGGTACATCAGAACAAGAATCAATACTTTATAGAGATGACTATTGTATTGTTATTCCAACTTATATGTGGGACTCTGTTAATATCGATAAACTTCATATACTATGCCTACCAACAGATATAACTTTACGTTCAATTAGGTCTTTAACCAATGAACATATTACTCTACTTCAACATATGAAAAATGTTGCGACTGAAGTAATTAAAAGTAAATATAATTTGGATGAATGTTATCTTAAAATGTTTTTCCATTATGAACCATCAACTTACCATTTACATATTCATTTTGTTAATGCTTCAAACCATGATTCGCGTTCTTCAGTAGAATATTCACATGAGCTTCACAATGTAATGTTTAATTTATCAATTTGTTCTAATTATTACAAACGCGCGATTTTAAATAGGAGAAGTTAAAAATATTACATAATTATATAAATGGATACACTCTATATAATACATTTGTTTTTATCATTAACACTGCTAACAATTCCATTTTGGCCACTAGAATACTTACAATATGGTGTATATATTCCTCTTATAATAGCTACATTATGGATAATATTTAATGGATGCCCTTTAACAAAAATCCAAACAAACTTAAATAGTGATAATTTTACTAAGGAATTATTAAAATACTTTATGCCAAATATATCTACAAAATATACTGAACATATAAACACATTTTTGCTATTGTTTGTCACAGTAATAGGATTCAATCGTTTATATTATAAAATTTAAAATTGAAAGTAATTAAATACTATTTAATAAATATATTATTAATGAATAACAATATATTTGAACAATCAATAATGAATCCTACTTTTATATTTGTTGACGGAAGTTATTATAACTTCTATAGGTATTATGCTTTGAGTAATTGGTGGAGAAATGCTTATCCAGATGAGCCTTTAACGGACCCTTATCAAAATGAAAAATTTGTTGAAAAATTTAAAAAAACACATGTTGAAAACTTATTAAATATTCCAAAAAAATTAAAAATTCATAAGACAACCAATCCAATTTTAATAGTTGGAAGGGACTGCAAGAGAGAACATATATGGAGGAACGAATTCTTTCCAAATTATAAAGGAAATAGAGCAAATGGACCAGAAGATGGGTTTATGGGCGGACCATTCTTTAAAATGGCATATGAAGAAGAGCTTTTTCAAAAAGGTGGTGCAAAGGCAATATTAAAGCACCCAAAATTGGAAGCTGATGATTGTATTGCTATATCAGTTAAATACTTAGTAAATAAATATCCTCAATGCCAAATTTACATTATTACTAGTGACAAAGATTATCTACAATTGAATGCACCAAATGTACAGTTATATAATCTTACTTTTAAAAATATAGCAGAAAATAAGACTTCGACGGGAGATTCAAAAATGGATTTAGAGATTAAAATTATTATGGGTGATACTAGCGACAATATTCCATCTGTATTTCCAAAATGCGGACCAAAAACTGCTCAAAAATGTGTTGAAGACCCTGAATTCTTTAAAAAGAAAATGGCAGACAATCCAGTATATTATGCACAATATGAATTAAACAAAAAATTAGTAAATTTTGACAGCATTCCTTCTGAATTAGTTGACGAATTTATGTCTACAATTAAGAAATAACTAATTATCTTCTTCTTCGACTATGTTTGAATGAATGAACCTTTATATTTGCTACATAAGGATTACGATTTCTAACTGTTTGGTTATGCATATTGTTATGAGAAATAAAATATTTTTTTGTTTGGAAATTAAATCTGGATATTAATGGATTAAATCTCAAAATAGAAAATTTGCGTCTAGTTTTATTATGGCTTATATTTTCATAACCATTTAACCTTTCATAATTTCTATATATTTTATTTTTTTTACTTGTTTCATTTATTTCTAGAATGATTCTTTCTTTTTGTTCAGGACTAAACTCATTAGTATATAATTTTGCAACAATATTTTTAGGATTTAATGTTTCAACTCTCATATTATTTACATTAATAATGTAATGTTTCTCCATTAAGACATTATACAAAACTTGTTTATCATACTTGACATTATGAACACCGTTTAAACGTCCTACAAATTGCTTTGCAGGTATTAATTTATTATTATAAACAATACCATGATAATTACTTATATATGTTTTTTTATTTGGTATATTAATTCCTAATGCGTGTTTTTCAATACAAACAATTGTATCTTCATCCATATAAGATTGTGTTATTGCAACAATAGGTTTGTTATGGATTGTATTAACTGCCGGGTCAATTTTTTCAATAGCTATAGTTCCTTGGTCTGTTTTAACAGGTGTTCCTGCTGGGAAACATATTGGAACAATTGGTGGAGGAAAAGGTGGAAATCCAAAATACCTTGCTAAAATAAAATAATTATTCGCGCCTATATCTCCACTATCGATAGCAGTTCCTCCTATAAGAACTTTTCCATCGGTTTGTATAGCAACAGAGTAACCAATTTCATTATTTGGTGAAACCAGGTCTGAAAGTATATATCCTAATCCTGCTAGTCCAAATGTAAAATCTAATATCCCATTCGTATCAAAACGCGCCAATGAAAAACCTTGGGCAGACGTTATTGTATTAGTAAAACCACCTGTAATGACTATTTTATTATCAGATTGTAACGCCAAAGCATTAGCGCCACTACTAAATGATGTACCTGTGAGATTATAAGTGGGGGACAAATCAAGAACAGTCTGTCCGCCTGTTCCAAACAAAGTATCTAATGTTCCGGCTGATGGTCCACTTGATGTAACCGCAGCTACTCCGAAACATTGTTCGCCTGATGGTTGTTTTGTTATATAACCGCTAATAATAATTTGCCCAGCAATATTTATTCCAAGACCACTCGAAAAATCAATAGAATTTGGTAATGTAAAAAAATTAGGAATAATTAGCCATCCTTGAGTTGCACCTAATGTATTAAACGTAGTATCAAGGGTACCATTTGTATTAAAACGCGATACAGAAAGTTGACTACCAAATAACGAATAATTTACACCTCCTGATACTATTTTTCCGTCCGTTTGGATTGATAGACAATTACAAAAATCTTCATTTAATATGTTAAAACCTGCAAATACTGTCCCACCTGTGCCACTTGTTCCAAATGATGTGGTGTCTAATGATCCATTTATTGCATCTAAGCGAACTAAAGCTAAAAAAGTTTTGGTAGAAGGAATAATTCTACGGACACTGCCTCCTAAAACTATATAATTATTAGAAGGAAGAGATTGTAATACAACAGAGTTAGATTCACACCGATCAAATTGTGTCCCAAAAGTACCAGCAGTAATTATAACGTAACCGCCAGTTCCAAATCCTAAGGAATCTAAAACACCTGATGAAGTAAATCGAGCCACGAACATAGTATAAGAAAAGGTACCTGTAACTATTATAGAGTCATTTGGTTGTAATATAACATCGTTGACAATAAAACCACCGCCAGAGAATGTCGGAGCTGCTAAAACTTTGCCTCCTACTCCAAAAGTTGTATAAAGAGAGCCGTCGGTATTATAACACGATAGAGAGATATATGTTCCTGATGTATATTGCGAATAACCACCCATTACTATTCTATTATCTGAACGGATAAGAACGGAAACGGCAATATCTTGTGGTAGGGGTTCAGCAGGCGGTGTATTAAAAGTTGTTGTTAAGAATCCATTAGGCGTATTAAATGTTAAATCTAAATCAGATGACATATATATATAATATAACTTTTTTTTAAATAATATAAATATTTTTTAACTAGCATATATAATGAACAGTATAACTTCTATTCAAGATAATAATAATAATATAAATGTTAGATTATTTGTATTAGACCCATTATCAGTAATAGTAAAATTAGCTATTTTAAGTAACAAGCCAATTGGAACAAAATTATTAATACAAAATAATGTTATATATTTTCAAGAACCTGGACCATTTCAGTCATTTTGTAGAATGTTCTATAATTCAAATAAAACTGATTTACAATATATGTATAACCCAATTAATATAGCTTGTTCGCATTTTTTATCAAAAGAATTTGTTGTTAAAACTCCAAGAATAAAACAATTATTTATTTGTGCTCAAAAAGGATTAAAAAATTTAATGGAAACGTATAAAAACTGTTCAATATTAAACTTAACATTAAATTATTATTATGCATTATTAACAAATCATATTGAACAACAATATAACGAAAACATGTTTAATAAAGATAATTTTACTTGTTATTATACAAGAGAAATATGTGATAATTTAAATAAACAATGGACAGAAGAAAAAATAAAGGTTGTATTAGATATAATATCATTTTTAATAAAATATAATGACAACCCAAATAACGTTAAGTCATTAGAAACAATAATGGAAAGCATTGATAAAAATACTCAAATAATAATATGACTAAAATTCAGTAATAGGTAAATCGTCTCTAACAAAATGTGCTTCGCCTTCTCTCGTCCATTGAACAACTAAAGTGATTATTTCTACACCAGATTCGATTCCTTCTTTAACAGCTTGTCTATATTCTGGGTCAATAATAGAAACTTGAAATCTATCAATATCAGTTCGTTGCATTACATAACACATAATACAACGAGTTTTGGATTCTTTTTTAATCAAAGTGAGCTCTCTAATATGTTTTAAAGCGCGAGGACTTACAGTATCAGTGCTTTTTTTTCGGTAACCATCTGGAAAATAAGCAACCTTAGAATTATAAGCTCTATCATCATAACATTTACCTTTTCTGTCTTTAGCTGTAATATCTTCATAATCAGCAAGTGGAACATTTTTAACTTCCATAATAAATGGCACTCCATTACAGTCAACACCACTAAAATCAAATCTAGAGTCGACCTTGCCTTCTACATAGATGGAAGTTTCCCTTTTAAAACGTCGCACATTTTGAAGCCTACTTAGTAGATTATTTTTAAGAGCAGATTCTGTCAAATCTTCTGCTAACTTTGGATGAATACCTACAACTATTTCATTACCTTTCTCTCTAATTACTGATAAATAAACTCTATATTCACAATGAAGTTTATCTGAATTTTCTGTTTTTTTTGTTTTAGGAACAGGCGCCATTAATATTGTTGCACCTACATCAGCTAGACCACAGCAACCAAGTGATGCTGTATGACCTAAAATAGATGTTTTTGAATTAATTGGAATAATATCAGCTACATATGGAGTTTTTATATAAGCAGAAGGTCTTTTAATAACTGACCCTTCAATTAAATTTTCAATCTTAAGCATTGGTGATGACATTGTTTAATTGTTTGTTGTTATATTTAGTATTTTAAATTTAATGTCAATTTTATTTTAAACTAATCGTATAATAATATATTAATATTATAAGTATGACTACTATTCCAAATGAATTGATTATTAATATTAATACTAGTATTCCTGGATATCAAAAAATAAGGTATAAACCTTCAATGACCATAAAAAATATTAGTAGTGATGATAGCAAAATAAGATTTGACCCATTAATAAAGTTAAGTAAATCTGTTATTGATAAAGTACCAGAAGACTTAAGAATAAAACAATTTTTTAACAAAGGATTGTTTGAATCACTTATTAATTTTACAAATGGACATCCAGCAAAAAATTTAAACCAAGCAACACGTGAAGGTTATGTTGATAATAATATTAAACTCACACTTAGTACCATTTTTCCAGATAATTCTATTATATACGTTGGTGGAAAACCATATGTAATTGGTGATTTACAATGGACTAATGGAAGTTGGAAAATTGATACAAAAAAGAAAAAAGAAGAGCTTGACAGTAGTAAAATATCCGACCCTACATTATACCAAACTGTCGTTAAGGATGAAATTATTAGTGGAGAACAGCAACTCAATACATTAAATCCAACTTTAGTTTACGGTCCTAATTATAATGGACCTAGGCCTGCGCCAGTTGCTAGTGGAATAAAACAAAATACTCCGCCATCAACCCCTCCATTAAATCCTCCACCAACTCCTCCATTAAATCCTCCACCAAATTCACCATCAACTCCTCCATCAACTCCTCCATCAACTCCTCCATTAAATCCTGCACCAACTCAACCATCAACTGCTTTAGTTATAAATCCTAAACCAAATTCTTCTATAGAAACACAAACAGATACTATATTACCACAAAAAGAAATAAAACTTTTACCTCCAATCCCATTAGATGAACCAGAGATATTAGAAGACAATACACCTCCTACAATAAGAAGGATTCCTCAACCTTTATTAGATGCAATTGAACCATTAAATAAATTAAAAACTTCAGAAAAACATACAACTTTTGTTAAAAATGTTTTAAAAAATAAAAAATTTTATGATTTAATAAATAATATATTTATATCAAGCGACCCTTTAATACGAAATATAATATCTAAACAATTAAAAACTACTACAAGTGTAAATGTAAAAGAGCAAGATAGTAAAAACATAAGTCTGAGTGGTTATAAAGAAATTGTAGATGGACTTAGAATAGTTGAAAATAGTGGAGGAGGAGATTGTTTTTTTATAGCTGTAGCTGATGCTATAAATTATTATAATTATTATAATCAAAATAAAAGAATTATAAGTGGTATATATGGTTCTGGTCAAAACTTATATACACAACTATACATAAGGTCATTAGTTTATGATTTTATAGAAAGTTATCCAGATTTAGATGAATTATTTTCAATTATAGCTCCAGCAAATGCTGATAATTTAAATGAAATTTTTTCTCAAAGCTTAAATGGTCTAAAAGATGCATTAATTAGAGAAGGTCAATCACCTGATATTAGCAATGAAGTATATGTAGACATGGCACATTTAACATACAAACAAAACGATAATTTTTTGGTAAAAAATGTAGATTCAGTTCCAATTTTAATTGAAAATTATGAAAGACCTTTTACAATTTTATCTAAATTTGAATTAAAAAATTATATTTTAAGCAATAATTATTGGGCAAACAATATAGCTATTTTTGCATTATGTGAAAAACTTAAATTAAATATAATACCAATTAGTATTGCAAATTTAAACAATAAAAATGTAACAATTGATATTCCTTTTGCTAATTTTGGAACTGAGTATAATAAATGGAAAAAATATTTATTTTTATATTATGATGGTGGTCATTTTGAATTAATGACATTTAATTATAAAAAGAAAACATTAAAACTAGATAGTTATGGAGACCTCAGTACAATTAAATATGAATTGCAAAAAAATGTAATTTTTGAAAGAAATATTACAGATGTTTCTGAATTACCTCCAGTCTATATTTTATTTATTATTTTTAGTTCATACTATATGAGTATTCCAAATGACAATGATTTTACATATCAAAAAAAAATTATGTCAACAATGAAAAATGCATTAAATAGACTATATAATTCATCCAGATATACTATGTTTTATAATACATTTTCATCTTACTTTATAAGTACTAGACTAATGATACCTAAAGCTGAAGAAGGTCTAATAAATAGTTCACCTCCAGAAATAGAACCAGTAAATGAAAATGATTTGCCTCCAGAAATAGATAATGATGAGTTAAAAGGAGGTTATACATCTCAACCATATTATCGTCCTCAACCATATTACAATCCTCCACCACAATATTATCGTCCTCAACCATATTACAATCCTCCACCATACTATAATCCATATGGCATGCCAGCATATAAAATTATGAAAAAGGACGAAAATAAAGACGACACACAATTAGCATATTATATAAATATTGATTTGGAAGTTCATCCAGGAACAAGTGTAACACCTGAGGAAATGAAAAATTTAAAGTGCAGACAAAAATGGAACAATGTAAGAAAAGCTTGGTCAGAATTTACTGGAAAACCATATGTAATTCCACCAGTTTATCAAACAAAAACATTAAAAAATAAAGAACAAAATCCGATAAATAAAACACAATATAAAAGGCCTTTTCCGCAAAATGCTACAAGAAAGTATAGACCAAATCCAAACTATACCGGAGGAAGAAGAAAGAAAACAATAAAACTAATTTAATATTATTATAAAATATTATTTATTATTATAATATATGTCAGAAGAAATAAAGTTAAAACTACCAGAACCATTAAAGGTTGATAAAAATATAGTAAGAGAATTAGATGAATTAGAAAAAAAAGGTGAAACTATATGGACATTTGCAGGTGAAGAAAATATTGAAACAATGTTTGAGCTTTTTTTAATAAAAAAATATAAATCAAAATGCGTTATTTTGGGAAAACATAATAATAGAAATTCAAGAACAGTTGGAATAACAATATCTGTAAAAATGAAATATACAAAAGCAGAAGAAGAAGAAATGAAAGAAGGTTTTAAACATATTTCAAAAAAACTAGTAGAATGTGTTAAAAAAGGTGAAAATACAATTATTATTCCTCTTTCTTATACTAGAGGAAGAGGTGGACATGCAAATGTTTTAATTTATAGAAAAAACTTGGCACAAATGGAACATTTTGAACCTCATGGTGGAGCTTATATTGGTAATGAAAAACTTCAAAACTCTATATCAAAAGTAATGACAATGTTCACAAATATTTTAAATTCTGATTTTAAAAAAAATAATATACCAGAAATAAGATATGTTGAGGCATCAAATGTTTGTCCTTATATAAAAGGTTTGCAAACTCTAGAAGGGAGAAGTACAATGAAAAAAACAAAAGGTGAACCAGCAGGTTATTGTTCTGCATGGAGTATGTTTTTTTCAGAATTATGTTTTAAGAATCCTGAAATTCCTAGTTCTGAAATAATGAATAATATATATAATTATTTAACTACAAAACCTGAAGCAGAGAATTATTTAAAAAGAGTTATAAGAGGATACACAGGATATATAGTTCAAACTGTAAATAAATATTTAGAAATATTCTTCAAACCAAAATTACAGGTTGTTGATGTAATTAATTTTTCAAAAAGTTTTCAAATTAGTAAAATAAATAAACTACGTGATGCTTTAAAAGTTTTAGTTATGCTTGAATCTATAGCACTTTTAGACCAAAATTTTAACTTAGAAAAAGAGCTAAAAGCAGCAAAAAAAATATATAAAGAAAAAACTAAAGGTATGACAGAAGAAGAGGCAAGAAAAGCAAGAGTAAATGATAAATTATTAGCCTTTTTATATTATAAAAAAAGAATATTGCAAAATTATGAAGAATATAATAAATACGGAAAAATAACTGAACCTATATTAGATTCTCCACTTGAAATTAAACAAGAAGATATGGTAAACAAAGATGTTATTAAAAAAGGCAGACCAGAAGAGATTAAAGAAGAATTTGAATTAATTCAAGAAGAAAATAGAGAGAAGAAAAAAACAAGTCCAAAATCATTAAAAGTTAAAAAAACTTCTCCAAATGCAAAAACAAAAAGAAGAAAATAATATATATTTAAATTTGACTTAAAGTCCTTTAAATAATTTTAAATATATATTTAATTTATTTGAAAAAATATTCACAAGTTTCATCTTGAGTAATTGATACATATTTGAAGTTATTTTCATCTAGGTATTGTTTTACTTCTTTATCGTACATACTATAAAAATTATTAATATCTCTAGCTATAACCCAGAGAGAAATTGCTGATTGAGTTGTGATAATACTATATTGATATTGCTCATTAATAACTTCACCTAATTTTACTATCCAATATGGACCATCAACAGGCGTTCCATCTAAATGAACTGTAAGTTTTCCAGGTTCACTTGAATTTTTGTAATAAGCATAACCTGATATTTGTTCTAATTGTTCTTGTAAATTTAGTTGTGAATTTATAACACTAACATTCCCATTTTCTAGTAAACCATATTGTGCTGTTAAACATTTTCCATATCCTTGAAATATATAATTTGTTGGAGCACCATATATTTGATACCAATTACCTATATACATATTTACATCAACTTCATTTACAGTTTCTGGTATTTTAAATCCACGAAGACCAATATTTATTGAGTTAATACCAGAACATAACATAATAAAAAATAGAACTGCAATATACATTTTATATATAGTATAACATAAAATTATTTAATACTTTATAATTTTATATTATTTATCAAAATTATATTTTTTGATAATCAAACTTTTGAAATGCTTCTTTTTGAACCTTTCTTTGTTTCTCTCTTTTAGCTTTTTCCAAAACAGCAATAGCAGCAGATAATTCTGTTTCTGAAACAACTCCATCTTCATTGGTGTCTATTAATTTGTGAAGTATTCTGTGTTTGTATGGAACAATACATAATGAACTTTCTTCATTAAACAAGTATTCAGATAGAATAGTAAATACTGCAGTTAATCCTAGAGCAGTGTAGATATCACGAGTACCCATCCATGCCATAGCAAATACTAATAATTGTTTACTAACTGACCATTTCATATATTCTTCAGTTGACTTGCTAAATTGAATTTGTATAAATTTAGAACCAACGTTAAGAAGAATCATTACAACACCTGCAAAAAATTTACTATTATTTAAATACATAACATGATGATTAAGATATGAAACCCCGTTAAATAATGGGGTAAAAATAGTAGTTTTTCCTCCAAGTTGCTGTTCTTGCATATTATTATTTGGAGTTGGATTATTTGGTGGAATAGAAGTCATTATACTAAAATAATATATTATTATATTTTTACATAATTCCAAATTTTCTAAAAAGATTAGAAATATTAGATGTTGTTTTGTTATAAAATCCTTCGCCAACTATACGACTATTTCTAACAATAGGTCTATATATTTCACGAATTGCTGGTGTAAAATGTTCTACACTATGTAATGAATTAACATAAGCAAATATAATAACAATTAAAAATAATAAACAATTATATATTAAATGATTCATATATAATTATATTTTATAAAAATTTTTAAACAGTTGAATAAGCACTTGTAAATACGGATTTATCTGTAGGTTCAACATCATCACCTTGAGTGCGTGTATTAGAGAAAACAGGAACTTCGTTAGAGCGTTTACCTCTTAACATTGTTCCTTCTCTATCAACCATATTAAAACCTTCGCGACCTACAAATGTTTCACTTTTAGTTGTAGAAGTAGGGACAGTATTAGGTACTGTAGCGGCTACACTAGATGTGGTTGTAGTGGAAGCTTGTTGAGATTTTAGTTTTTGTATTTTTGCTTTTTCATCTTGTTCCTTTAGCTTAAGATTATTAGCGGTAGTTCCATTAGTTCCATTAGTTCCATTAGTTCCATTAGTTCCATTAGTTCCAGTTGTAGAAGTAGATGTGAATCCCTCCATATAACCAATATTGCTTTGATTAAACATAATAATTATGAATAATACAGCTACAACTCCTAAAATATGATTAGTATAACTTATTCCTAAAATAAAAAGAATAAGAAAAGCCCTTCCTAAAGCTGTATCAATTAAAAAATCAAAAAATCTTGATTGGCTCAACAAAATAACAAGTATTAAGGTAGCAACAATACCCATATTATTTTTACTAACTAGCTTAAAGTCCATATATATAAATATTCTTATATAATTTATTTGAAAAAAAATAATTTCAGTCTGTTTGACAAATTATTATCTAAATTTTTAATAAGAGAATGTCTTTAGCAATGTTTGCAGCCCCATTTGATGATAATATAGAATCATTTACAAACAATTCAGATAATAGCAATATAATGAATAAAAAACGACGCGCACATAGTAGAACACAAAAAATGTATCCTAAAGAAAATTTTGATACAAATAAAGTAAATTCTGTTTTAGATAAAATTCATAACAATCAAGACGATGAAGATGACTCTGATGCATTCAATCCTCCACCAAAAACTGAATCAGCTGGTGTACAAAAAACAATACCTCTTCCCCAAAAAGAACAGATGACAAATATGTCAAATAATGATTTAATGTTTAGAACATTAGGAAGGGCTCCTCAACCAAATTATGAAGGTAGTGATAATTTAGACTTAAACGATTACAGCAATTATGGTGATAGTAAATCAGTTGAAGAGTACTATAAACGTGTATTACCAGGTTATCAACAACAAAAAAACATTGTTAATAAACCTTATTATACTAATGCTAATTATAGTTTTCCTGAACCCCAAAACCAAGATTTGTTAATTCAAAAACTTAACTATATGATAACACTCCTTGAAGACCAACAAGATGAAAAAACTAGTCATGTAACTGAAGAAGTTGTTTTATATTCATTTTTAGGAATATTTATTATATTTATTGCTGATACTTTTGTTAGAGCAGGAAAATACGTTCGTTAAATAAAATATTTATTTTAAATTTTAAATAAATAAATATTTTTAAACAATTTAAACCAAAGTCATTATAGTAATGTAGCAATAATGGTTAAATACGTTATAATTCATAATAAGCATGAAGGTTGTTATGATTTTCAATACTATGAAGATGAAGCTTCTAGAATGAGACTAACATCAATAAGAATAAATCCTCCTAAAATTTTTATGTTTAATGATAAAGAACAAGCCCAGGATTTTTTTGAAGAATATATAAATGATGTAGATGTAATTGATATAAGATGCAGAAAGGGACCAGAAGTAGAGCATATTGATTACTGTACATGCGGAATTATTGAACTTGATGAAGAAGAAAACCCTATTTTATTTTATAATAAAACAAACCAGATTTTTTTAATGGAACATGGACCTCAACTCTTTTTAACACCTCAAGAATTAAAAAATGATATTAAAAATTTAAATTTAACAAATAGATTAATACGCAAATGCAAAACTCTTGGAAAAGAACAAAGAAAAAGGTATATTGAATTAGGTAAATACTGCGAAGAATGTTCAGCAAATGATAAAGATAGCGATAATGAAAATGGAGAGAATTAATTAATAATTAAAGCCTTATTTGATTTAAATGTTGGATATCCAAAATTATAAAAAAAGTAAGCTGTTGGACTTACTATTAATGGTTTTGTTTTATTTTTTAAAGAATTAATAATTATATTATTATCAGATATGTCTTCAATAGCCGCAAACCCAAAATAATTTTCAGCTGCTATTTTCCAAAAACTTATTTTAAATCCTTGTATAAAAATATTTTCATCACAACTGCAAATAGATGCAAAACAACTCAATACCTCAAGTCCTTTTTCAATTTGAACACAAGATTTTCTAAAAAAATAACAACAACATATATTATCATCAACCATTATAGCATAAACAAAAATATTTTTGGTCTTAATTAGCTCAATAATATTTGATACTTCTGTGTTAATTAAAATATCAAATTTTTTTCCTGAATCGCTTATAAAATCAAATAAATAGCGAAAATTTTGAGGATTTATTTCAAGAAGTGTATATTGTGCTGAAAGTTCTTCAGGTTTATTCCAAGTTGTAACAGGAAATCCATATGTTGAATAAACACACAAGGGAACGATTCCTGTTAGTTCTTCTTCTCTCTTAAAGAGAGAAACAACAATGTTTTTATTAATATGTCTTTGGTTATAATGGTGTGTTTGAATTAATTGTGGAGCTATTCCTTTTTTTCTATGTAAAATATCAACACATAAGTAATCTACATAATATGCTCTAAACTTTGCTTCTTTACGACCATTATTAATTACTACATAAACAGGTCTTGAAGTCATTGCACCTATTACTTTTTTATCAGTTATGGTAGTGCCTTTTTTTAAGTCCATCATATGATTATCTTCATTATACAAAGAAACAAACGTTTTATCGTTATGACCATTAAAATATGGAATTATGTTTTCTGACTGTGGAGAGAAAATATTATCTTTATTTTGAAGATAATTGCCTATAATTAAATTTATAAATCTTTGTCTTTGTAAAGATGTAAGCTCTGAAAATAATACTGTATCAATGTTTTTAAAATTGGTGTATTTATTTTTTTCAGGTAAGTTGTCATTTATTATTCCTGGTGCTTTTATCATATAACCAACATCATACACATGAAAAACTGGTTGAATAGCCCAAAACTGGTATTTTAATCTTATATAAACAAAAATTAAAATTATGCTGAGGGTCCCAAAAAATAATATGTAAGATATGTTTTCTAACATATTATTTATAGGTTTTTTAAATTTAATTTAATAACTTATACCGGTTTATAATAATTAGTTATTTTGTTTAAAGAACCAGGTTTTTTATTAAACCTTTCAACACTTTCATTGTAAACATTTATTGCATCTAATTTATTTTTAAAGTTTCCAATTTCAACTTTTTTATTTTCCAAATCTTTATAATGAGAGAAAAAATATTTAATTTTCTCTCTAGAAGAAACATTAATATCATAAATATTTCTGTATAATGAATATGTTGGGTCAACCTTTTTGGAAGGACACATAATTAACTTTGGGTCCACTCCAGAATCATCTTTTGTTTCTAAAAACCCGAGCAATTTGCAGTTTATATAACATCCTGGAATAAGTTCGTCTTCCATTACAACTACAACATCAATAGGGTCTCCATCTTCACTTAATGTATTCGGAATAAATCCATAATTAAATTGATATTTAAATGGTGTATGTAAAACTCTGTCGCATATTAAAGCTTTTATTTCTTTGTTATATTCATATTTAATATGACTATTTTTTGATATTTCAATAAAGACATCAATATTAAATTCCTCGTCATTTTTAACCATCTCTCTACCCACGTTTAAAAAAACACTTGACTCAATATTTTCCATTTAAATAATATAAATTTATTTGTTTATATCATTTTTACAAATTTGAAAAAGATTACTTTACGATGGTTTAAAGTTTACGATGGTTTAAAGTTTACGATGGTTTCATAAAAATGTATAAGTATTGATGTTCATAAGCACATTTAACCATATCAATCTTTCCTTGAAGAATAAATCCACATTCTTGTGCTGTATTAATAATTGCAGATGTATCTTCCATATATAAAATTTGCTCTTGTTTTCGAACCCTACCATCATCAAACTTAAACTTTTCTTCAAATTTAGCAATATCATTAGATGTATCTAAATTGAAATTAGCAGTATAAACAAAATCATTAAAAGTTACCTTTGTTTTGGTAATTCTTTCTTTAGCATATTTTTGAGGAGAAACTATATATAAAGGGTTTCCAGGTGGTAATATAGGGTCAAAACTTTCTCTATCAACAAGATGAACAATCAAATACCCTCCTGGCATTAACCAATCCATACAATTGTCAAAGAAATGTCTCTTATCTTTGAAATAATAGACAGAAAAATACAAACAAAGAATATGTGTTAAAGAACTCATTTTAAATAAATTATTATCAAGAGCATTACCAACTCTAAAATCAAGCGAAGGATGATTTTCTTTAGCCTTTTTAATCATAGATGGCGAAATATCAACACCAATAACCTTTAAGTTTTTAGCAGCTAAACTAGCAACTTGATTACCTGTTCCACAACCAATATCGGCAATTACACTAGCTTCACTTGGAACTGTACTATTTATAATTGTTCCAACTTCATAATCGTTTTTAACTGCACTATAAACCAAATAATCATAAATACCTGCATAAAAATCATCATAAGCTGCATCTCCTTCTTTAAACAAAAATTTTTTAGACCCAACCATACCCTCTTTCACAGGAATTATAGATTTAAAAAACATTATTGCTATTAATAGGAAGGCAATAAAAACTAAAATTTTGCCAAAATTAGATAATTTACTGTAAAAATTAGTAATTGATTTAATTGTTTTCATCTATATGTATTGTTGTTATTTTTTTTGTATAATTTTTATTTATGAGTGATTCGGAAATTAATGATATTAGAAGCTCAAGTCAATTTAAAGGTATATCATTTTCAAAATTCAAGAAAACTGATGCAAAGAAAGAATTGCTAAATAGTTTAATTAATTCAAAAATAGAACCTGCGTGCTATTGGAGTGCTGAACTAATATGTTCTGGACATTATGGTGATTTATGGGAAATTATAATTTATTTTTATACAAAACATATTCATTTAGGAAATCCTAAAATAGCTGCCTATCTTGAATTAAGAATTAAACATTTTAAGGAAGTAGTAAATAACGGTTATTCTGATAATGAATTAAGAATGAGAAATAGTGATAAAATAAGACGTCTATTTTGTGAAATAATGTGTGTATTATGTGATGCTAAACGTAAACATAGTTTTGACACTGTTAAAATTAAAAAAGAAGATTTTGATATGACACAAATGCGTGATAAATTTAAAGCACCTAGCAACAAATATGCTCAGGAAATATTCTTAGACGAAGACCCAAAAGAACTTTTTCCAGCAGCAAATGAAATAGCTTTTAATATTTCAGAAGAAGGTAAAAATGTTATTAGTGCCTGCTATTGGTTAGAATGGATAATGGAATTTGAAACAATATGTAAAGGTAAAAAGGAAAAAATAAGTTGTGAGAGAAGAAATTTTTCACAAGTTGATACTAAATCTCAAAAAGATATAATTTGGATTGTATGGGATTTATTTTTAGTTGAAGCTTCAAAACGTTCAAAATTCGTTAAAAAAACAATGGATGCATTATTGTCATTATTTACATTAAGGTACTCAACTGGTTGTCAAAAGAAAAGACGAAATATACTTTATTTTGCAGTATCTTTACTGTGTGAAAATAGCATTAGTAATGAAGAAATTATGAGACCATCACAACAAGAAATAGTTGGAAATATTCTTAAAAAAATAGATTCAATTTATAAACAAATTAAGAAAAATGAAGAATCTCCAGGAACAGATTATTTATTTAAAGATGTTAAGGCTTCTAATCTTGAAAAAACTATCGAAAAACTAGAACAAATGAATACATTTGGTGAAAATTTTGTCCCAAGAATTTAAAAAACCAAAAATTTTATTTATTACATAAATATATATGCCAAAATCATACAAAAAAAGAGGAGGTAAAAAGCAAGGAACTCTTAAAGCATTGCCATCAAATTCATCATCATTTATTGCGTTTCAAAAACAAATTACTATAGTATTTTTAGAAACGCTTTTAATGATAAAATTATTTCATTGGAAAACAACTAGTTATGCTACACATAAAGCAACAGATGATGCATATTTAAAATTAAATGCAAACATGGATAGTTTTATAGAGATTCTTTTAGGAAAAAGTCAAATTAGAACTGATTTAACAAATCAAAAAAGTATAAAATTAATTGACTGTAAAAGCCAAGAAGAATTTGTACAACATCTTAAGGCTTTTAATGGATTTTTAATTAATTTAGATGATAACAAATTAATGAAATCAACATTAATGATGAATACTGATTTATACAATATTCGTGATACAATTGTGGGAGATATGAATCAATTATTATATTTATTAAGCTTCAAATAACTGTGCGCATTTATAATAAAAAATAATATATATATTTTTATTATAATGGATAATTCGAATAATTTATCAAGTTCAATATTGCAATCAAGCGAAACATCATTTCCATCTGTCTCTTCGGGAAATGTTTCTTCTGGAGACAGTTCAGGATTTTTTGATAGTTTTAAAAGTATAAATTTAACAACTTGGATACTTATTTTTTTAATTTTAGCATTTTTAGGGTTTAATATTTTTGTTTATTTAGCCAAAGGAACGCAAGATATTACAAACTTTTTTGCTCCATTATTAGAAAAACTTTTTGGAACAGCTGCATCTGTAACAGGTCAAACTGTTGATGTTGCAGCCGAAGGTGCTAAGGCTGTTGTAGGAGGAACCGCAACAGTTGTAAATACAGGGTTAACAGGTATTCAAAATATCACACCAAATACAGCTCCAAGTGGATTAAAAAGTCAATCAGTTCAAGGAACAATGCCACAACAAGATATGACATCAAATAACAGTCTTAATAGAACATTAAATAATTCTCAACAAGGCGGTCAAAATAATGATTACCAAGCCATTGAAGCTTCTAGTTCAGTTGGAGGTGGAGGACAAGCAGGTTGGTGTTTTATAGGTGAAGATAGAGGATATAGAACTTGCTCACAAGTTAGTGCAAATGATAAATGTATGTCAGGAGATATATTCCCTAGTCAAGAATTATGTATCAATCCTAATTTGAGAACTTAAATTGTTATATTTATTTGATTTGATTGTTGAGATTGTATATTTGAACTTACAGATATAATATAAAAAATATATGTTGTTCCAGATGATAAATTATTAATAGTTGTAGATGTTATTGTATAAGGAACTGTTTGAATTAATGTTCCATCTTGATAAATATTATAATTTGAAATTGGAATGCAAATATTATTACTAATAATAGTCCAACTTAATGTAGCTGATGTAGAGGTATATGAATCTAAAGTTAAAACAGGAGCACTTGGAGTTACAGCACTTTGAAATCCTTTGTATCCTTCAGGCCATTTGCTTGTGCTATTATTCATAAAATATCGCTGTCTAGGAAACCATGTTTGTATATTATTATTCCAACATAAAATACTTGGTCCAGGAACATTTGAAGCAGCTGCAGGATTACAAATAGTAGCAGAAGTTGCTCCAGTTTGAATAATTTGTCCAGAACAAGGATTTATATATGTTCCGCAAACTAAATTACCTCCATCTTGTATTGAATTGCTTGAACAATCAAACGGATTTGGAACATTATATTGAAATGGCCCTGAAATATTATTAGGAGCTCCAACAATTTGATTTGGATATGGATATGTAGAGTAATTAACACGAAGAAAACCGCTTGTATTAGGATTTGTATATGTTTGGCTTTGAGTTGCAAAAACTTTAGTTCTGTTTGGACCAAAACATTTGGCTAATTGTGCATATTTTTGTTGTTTAGTTAGTCTCGAACTGTTTCCTTTATATTGTAAAATATTACCTTTATTAAACATTTGCATTTCATAATCTGCTTGTGCTTGAGAGACAGTTTGTCCAGTTACCGGAATATAAGCACTATTGTAAGAACTGTCAGGAACAATGTATGTGCATTGGCTTTGAACTCTTGACCAGACTCTAGGAGGAATTGGAATATAATTATATGAAGTTGACATCTATATATAGATTATTTATTAATTTAATGTAAATAATCTATTTAATTTAAAAATTACCACCTGGTCCAGATGGATTATATGCGTCCCCTGAGCCGTAAAAGAACCATCTTAAAGATAAATAATCAAATAATTTATCGCTCATTCCACTATTACCAATCATGTTAGTATTAGGTCCATTAGCAGCTATTGTTTGTATAGCAGCAGTACCTAAAGCATAATTATAATACCATAAATTAGAAATGTATCCATCAAATCCTCCATTCATTGCAACATAAACATCACCGTAATTTTGCTTTGGTACACCAACTAAATTAATACTTCTTGCAATTGTTCCATTAATATAAACATCTAATGTTGTATTTTGACATCTAATAATTACATTAACCCACTTATTAATAGGAATATCAGGTATCATTATTTCTTCGTTAATAACATTAAATGTGTTCATTAATAAAACAAGCGCATTAGTATTTGGAGCTATATACAAACCAGGTGCATTGTTAGGATAAATTAAACCATTTTCTTGTAAATTGCTATTACCCTTACTGAAAATATGTTTAAATGTTCCAGAATTTCCAGACTGATTTAAGTTATTAATAAATAACCATACATTCCATGTAAATTCAATACCATCAGTTGCGTTAACTGACCTATAAATAGTTACTGCTCCATTGTTGCTAGGGTCTTGCTGAAAAACAATCATTTGAGAAGCATCAACCATACCATCTATTAGATGTGGAGATTCGCTAGGTTTAAAGAAATATGATATAACAGAAATACCTACTCTTAATAATATAATAAAAGCAAAAATTACTAATAATAAAAAAGCAAATTTAGCTACTAAACTATTTGATTCTAAAAACTCTTTAGTTCCAAAAGTTCCATTACTTGTTGAAAATGAATTAAATGCGCCGTTATTACTCATATATATTAATTAAATAAGAAAAATAATTTAGTTTGGCAATTTAAATTGTTACACTACTTTGAGTAGTTCCATTTTCTACTAAAGATATTTGTAGTTGATAAGCATTAAACATGCTAGACCAATTGGAATATCCTTGTGTGTATATATTCCAAGCTTCTTGTGGATTAATAGAATTAGGATAATATTGGAATTTAGATGTCCATCCTTCAAAACCTCCTAATGGAGTAACATAAATATTAGAATTGTTATTAACACTAGCAACACCAGGTAATAAGCAGGTTCTAACTAATTTACCATCAATGTACATATCCATTGACCTTCCATATACACTAACGACTAAGTTAACCCATTTTTGAATTGGAACATTAGCTACAGAACAAGTATGGACAACGGTATTTCCACCAGGAGTTGTTGGTTCTTGGTCAGCACCAGGGTAACATCCTAAAGAAACAGAAATATTGTTCTCAACAGCTCCTAAAACAACAGCAGGACAAGGGTCCATGCCATTTATGCCAGAAACCGAACCTCCGCCGCTTCCACTAGCAGCACCCATTCTTCCAAAAATAACTTTAGACTCTCCATATCGATAGTTCCAATTATTAATGTAAAACCATATAGAATATGCGAAATTACTAGAAGGAACACTAGAACCATTTGTTGCTAAAGATGAAGCAGAAATTGTAGACGCAGTTTTGCCATCTTGCATATTTTGAAGAGTGTATGGGTCTGAAAAAATGTATCTTAATAACATTAAGATGAGCACAATCACGACTATTGTAATCACTATACTTAAAGGACTCATTGTATAATATAGATTTAGAAATTTTCTACTTAATTTAGTTAATTAATTATTAAATTAAGTTTTAATAAATATTAATTTATTATTTGAATTAATATTTGCTTAAGTAATTGATTTTGCTGAATTGCTTACCATATTTACGTTTTGTTTTATTATTGTTTCATTAGAATCATTTAAAACTGGCGGGGTTTTAGTTTTAACCATATTATATAAATAATATATGTTTGATGAGTTTAATGCTTTGCTAAAATAAATAACATTACATATTCCACCCTTAATTCCATTGTCTTCTCCAATTGTTAAATTATCAATAGTATAATATGGAACAACACCAATATCAGATTTGACTAATTCACCATTTAAAAATATATCTAAAATTCCACCATTATAATTAATTATTATATTATTCCATTTTTGTAAAAGTACATCACTATTTTTATAAAGAATTCTATTGTTATTTTCATCAAAATCTGTTAACTTATTATTAGTTGTTTTTTGTAAGTCTTTTTGTTGCATTGTTATCATTAGTGTATTAGTAGTTCCATTATAAAGAATATTTGGTTTATTACCAAAGTTTAATAATGATGTGAATTTATTGTATGATGAGCTAGTATTAGGTGGCATAGCATCTATAAAGACCCAACTAGAAATTGCATATTGATAATCAAAATTATTGTTTCCATTTAGTTCTTCATATGTTGCAAGTGAATATTGTGCATCTGTATAAACAGGTTTATTAACTAATTGTTTTCCTCCTTGCATATTTAATAAATTAAATAATGATGGCATAGTAAAGTAAACTACCAATAATATAATAGCAAATATCAACATTAACAATGAACCCATAGAGGATGCATTATATTGACCAATAGAATCAAATACACCACTAAATAAACAAGGAATATAAAACAGAGTATTAATTATAAGTGAAAAGAATGCATTTTTCTTAGAGTTGCCTGAAGGAATATTTACATTAATTGTTTTATAAATTAAACCCAAAACAACAGTAACAATTAATAGGTTTAATATTAAACTGACTATTCCAGATTTTCCAGACAAATTTTGAATATTATAAACAATCCAAAAAATAATTAAACTAGAAATAACAATTCCAAATAAAACTAATAATGAACGTTTAAATAAATTTAATTTATCATTTACAGCAAAATTATTAGAAATTTCTGGAAATAAATTTGAACCTAACAGAAATGTAGATAAAATACAAATCACAAGTATCATTGTCAATCCGAATGCAGCAGTTGCTTTGTCATTAAAAAACCCTCCTGGATAAGTTGAAATTGTAACTGTGACAGTAATAATAAATAATAAAAACCCAATAGTTCCATATGATGCTAACCCTGAGAAATTTTCTAAAAAATTACTAGATTTAGCTCCTTCTGCTGGTTGTTTTACTTTATCAGGCAATGTTAAAATAATCATTAAATATAAAAATCCAAAAACAGCTGTAATAATTGTTAATAGTAATGTGTATCCAAAATATTTTTGAATATATCCTCCTGGGTCAATATTATAATAAATAATGAAAACAGTTATTAAACAGAATAACATTATCATTGTTTTTATTCTTTCATAATTAACATTAAATTTATCAACATAATTTTGTGTTGAACCTTTATAAAACATTAATCCTCCTAATAAAGCGGTTATAGGAGTTATAATATAAGCATAATTGTTTATTGTATCACTGGGCATCATGGTAAAAAATAAAATTAAAAAAATCGTATAAATAATAATATATGTGACATTGCTTATTTGTTCAAATAATGTTTTAACTTCTTTGAAATTAGGCAATAATGCAATGCAAATTACTACTACTAGAATCGTAAAAAATAATACAATAAAAATATCTCCTACTAATTCTTCTTGTGATTTACTAGCTTTTTTAAATGGTATATTAACTTTAAATAAAACCATAAATAAAAGTATAATCATAAGTATAATCAATCCTATAAGTGGGTAAAACTCACTAGGAGTTTTTAATTGTGGTAAAACATTTGTATTATTAGTATTATTAGTATTTGTATTCATATATATTACTATAATAGAATATTATTTGGTTCTAACAATAATAGTCTATTAAATATTTTTAAAATTATTTAAAGAGCTTTAAGTATATTTATATTTTATAATATTCATCTTTATTTTTTAATTCAGCTAATTCATCACGCATATTTATTTCTAGTTTATATAATTCTCTCCCTACCATAACTGGAAACAAAAAAGGGTTTATATACATAAAAGTTCCATAAAACCCATGCAAAAGATTCGATGAATAAAAATAATAGGGTTTTTTATATTTAAAAGTAGGTTGTGTTAAAGTATATCTATAATAATGATTTTTACTTTTCTCTTCTACATTTTTATTGTATTCTTCTAATTGTTCATTATAGTCTTTTAAATTTTCATTATATCTTTCAATATCTTTGTTATAATTATACTTATATTCTTGAGTTCCTCTATAGAAACCTAATACACCAGAAGTTGCAAGAATTGGTAATGTTTTTTTAAGCATTTGTCTAGGTAAATAAATGTATAATCTCTAAGTTGTTTTTACATATTCTCACTAGCAGTCTTTCTGCCATGACAATTGCGACATAATGCAACTAAGTTTTGAACATCATTTCCGCCACCATATTCTAATCTTAGACGATGGTCTATTTCAAAAGTATGGTCCAATTGTTGTTTACAATTGCCACATTTCCAGTCTTGACATGAGGCGACATATTTCTTCTTTGTTTCACTTACTGAGCGTTTTGTTCCACCCTTGCCTGAGCTTGTTATTCTTCTCTCCCCGCAAAACCCGGGAGCTGAACCTATACCATTAAATGATTCCATAAAACATTGTTCGTCTGTATCATTTTTTGATGTAAAATCTATTATCGGACTTAGCATGTCCATAGATGATTTATCTATTGGCATAAATTTTACTACATTATTTGCATATAAAAGCATATTTCTACCTTGCTCAGGATTTCTTTTTAATAATATATATATACCTACACCTAGAAGAACATAAAATATCATTTTGTAATATTTTTTAAATGAAAATAACATTTTTGTATATTTTCCATCTGAGTAAGCATTATATACAAAAAAAGCTGTTAAACCCAATACAAATATTTCTAGTCTCATAATATATACTATTAAATAATAATATTATTATACATATTATGGAGTTTGGTTTTCAATTATATTAATTTAATTTAATTGAAAATTATAAAATATTATTTATTTATTTTTTGTGTTTATTTGTCATGGCTTCTTGTCCATAAGCTCCTTGAAGTTGAAGTGTTCTTAAAATTTGAGTTTGGCTTTTTGACACGCGATAGATACCAATCATAGCTAAAACAATAATGATATATGGCAACAAAACTAAAAACCATGAAATAGTTTTATAACCTTTATCGCATAACCATGCTAAAATGAAAGTCCAAATAAAAGCAAAAATTAATTTAACAGCAACAGCCATTACTCCAACTCCATTAACTAACGCAACAATTGAAGCAATAACTGCAATAGCAAAATAAATTTTAGCTGGTGTGCAAAGTTTACTAAAATCCTTGTTCATTATACAATATTATGATATTTTTATTTTAAAGATAAGAAAAATGGGTTTTTAAATCTTCTTTGTTTAGGTTTACGTCTAAATATACTATTTTTATTTGTATTTTTATTTTTCCTAGTTTTTATACCACTTGCAACATCATCAGATGTTTTTCTAGATGACGATGATTTTCTTCTTGCATAAGCTATTTCGTGTAAAAGTTGTTTTATTTCTTTTAAGTCTCCAAAAAGACTTGTTAAATTTATTGGTTCATCTGATGAAATATATAAATAATTTACATATAATCCTTTTATGTATTCAAATAATGTTTTTTGTTTTGAATTTAAAGAACTATAACTATTATTTAACATTTCTAAAAAGGGATAATAACAATTTACAAAACCCCAAATATCAACATTTTTAATAAATACATTATCAAGATATTCTCTCAAATTTAATTTTCCATCTGGTTTAAATTTTGTGAATTTTACTAAAACATTTGTTATATAGTCTATTATAGTAGACATAGCAAATTCTGTTTCAATTAATCTTGGTTTACTACCTTCTGAAACAGATGTTAAACTATTACTATAAAGTACGTAAAAAATTTCATTAATAAATTTATAATGCCCTGGACCTCTTTTTTCATTCCAAAAAGTAATAAAATCTATTACAAATGGTTTTAGACTATCAAAATCTGTATAATCTCCTCCTTCGCTTATAAATTTTGAATATTTTTCAACAAAATCATCCGAAAAAATAATGACCGAAAAAGGGACGTTAAATTGAAACGGTCTGTTTCTCCAAACACTGGGGAATTCATTATTTTCAAATGCAACATATTCTGTTGATAATCCCCAATCTATTAATCTTGTTTTTAATTCACCGTCTGATGTATCAACTAAAACATTTGAATCTTTAATATCGTTGTGATATACATGTTTTTGGTTCATTGGTATTATACCTTTTTTAAGTAATTTCATTAAGCTATCATGCAATTCATATAATTTACTGAACGAACCATTTTCATACATATAGTCATCTATTGGTAGACCACCATTTGGAAGATTTAAAGACATAACTTCGTCTAATTTTGAATTTATATTAGCCTTTGTTATATTATCTTTTGGTAAGGCACTGCATTTTGATGTAAATTCTGCTAAATCTGTTGGTTGCAATTTAGATGGTCTACATAAAGTTGCATCATTAATCAAAAAATAATTTTCATAATTTTTTATTTTATCTAATTTTTGTTTTACTGAATTTATTTCTTCATATTCTTGAGTAGCGTGCTTATCTGTCATTAATTTTGAAATTTTATCTGATTCTCTCTTTTTGGCTCCTTCACATTTTAATGCTGGTGTAAAAACGCATCCATATCCACCTGATGCTAACACTTTACCGCCTCTATTATTTCTATAATTTTTTTTTGTTTTAGTCATTATTTATATAATATATATACATAATAATTGTTTATTTATCATATAAATAATAAATAGCTCCCGAAATTCCTAATATTATTGTAAAGTAAATAACTTTTTGTCTAATTTTGTAATACTCTGATAATTTTTCATCGCTACTCTTATATTCATCGTAGTACTTAACAAAAAATTCATTTAAAGATATTTGGGGTTTTTCAAGCTTCTCATTGATTTTATTATGAATAAAATGCATCCAACGCACAAAAGAATCACGATTGTCTAAATAAGGGGTAACAGGATATTTATCAATTAATTTACTAAATTCACCAGAAATTTCTTCAACTGGAAGAAATAGTGGAAGATTCTGTACAAATTCGTAATACTTTTTCTTGGTTACCCCGTTAGGATGATGTGGATAAGTCATAGCTAATGTATGTAAAAAGAACCAATAATGAGGTCCCCATACTTTTGGGTCTAGATAAACGGTTGCTGGCATTAATATTTTGTATTAAAAAAATATTAATTATTTAACTATTCATAATTTAGTATCTAAGGAGTATATTTTATTATTCCGTAAGCTGAAGTAGAATTTACTTGTGTAAATGCTCCACCAATATAAATTTCTCCTGATAAACCTTCTGTTAATGAATAAACAGCTCCATTTAAAACAATTGGTAATGCGCTCCATGTTAAAGTATTTGTATTCCATTTTGCAATATAAGCTGCTGGATAAAAATTTCCACCATAAATATAATTTGTAAAGTCACCTCCTACATAAACATCTCCATTGTTTAAACATAATATTGCGCGTACAATATTATTAACACCGTCTCCTGGTAGTGAGCCAAGAACGTTGTATAAACCGTTATTTTGTGTATACTTAACTATATTTTGACAACTAATTTGTCCATTGTTACCAGTCGCACCATTAATAGTTCCACCGATATAAATATCATTTGTTGAATACTGATTTACATTAATAGTTTCTGCAATATTGCCACTATTTAATCCAGTTCCATTTCCTAAACCGTAAAATGTATTTGTAGTATTAATGTAACCAACATATCTACAAGTTCTAGTACCATCTGAAATTCCTGTAAATGTACCACATATATATACATTCCCCCAATAAGGAGAAGATGGATTATTATCAATTGATATTTGTTTAACTGTATTATTAAGTCCGACCGAACCTGCATTAGGATCTACTATTTGATTAATTGGTGGATTTGGCGAAGGAATTCCTGCAGGCGCACTAGAATCAGTTGATGCAATATAGTTTAATGATGCACCCATAGCTGTTTTATCAAATGCTCCTCCAAAATAAACAAGATTATTTCTTGAATTATATACAACTGAATAAACGGGTGTTGCGTATGTTAAACTATTAATTACGCCAGCTCCACTACCTACATTATTTAAAGAAAACCATTCACCTGAAATAACATTGTATATTCCAATACTGTTAAGGTATGTTGAATTAGCTGCTCCATAAAAATCGCCACCTACATATAGTCTGTTATTGTTATTGTTCGTAACTACCGCTGATGAATATACAGGGCCACCAGCAACTCCAACACCGCTATCAGAATTAAGAGCGGGAATCATAGCTTTATTAGTATCATCCCAAATGGCCATATAATTATATTGAATTGTTCCGGTTGAATCATATAAAAATGAACCTCCTATATAATATAGTGATGAACCATATGGAACAATTGATAATACTGTGCCACTTAGACCATTACCTAAAACCTCAAAATTTGCTGGACTTGGTGGTGCTGGAGTTACACTGCCACTACCTCCGCTTTTCACAGTAATAAATTGATTTATACATCCTGATGGATTTGCAGAGTGCTCATTACAATAATTTAATATTCTAGTACTTGAACCTCTTCCTTTAGTGCAGCCTATATTTACTGTTCCTGCTTCAATAGGTTGATTTGCTCCAATATGTGAATAAAAACCTCTCTTAAATAATCGTAATCCAGGCATATATATATTACTAATTTAAAATAAATATTGATTAATATTTAAATATAGCTTCTTAAATATTATTAGTAGTATGAATAAAAATACAAATGCATGCAATAATTGTGGAAAACAAGGACATTCATTTCATCAATGCAAATTACCAATAACTAGTTATGGGATAATAGTATTTAGGTCAAGTACAGAAGGTTTACAATTTCTTATGATAAGGCGTAAAGACAGTTTTGGATATATTGATTTTATAAGAGGAAAATACTCGCCTTATAATATTTATCAACTTCAGAATATTGTAAACGAAATGTCTGTTTCAGAAAAACAAAGAATTTTAACAGAACCATTTGAAGATTTATGGAAAACAATGTGGGGAGAAACCTCAAACTCACAGTATAAAAATGAAGAACAAACATCTTTAAAAAAATTTGAATTGTTAAAATCAGGTATCAATATAAATGACGTGGTTATTGATTTAAAAGAAATAGTTAAAAAAAGTACAACAAATTGGGAAGAAACAGAATGGGAATTTCCAAAAGGTAGAAGAAATCATAAAGAAAAAGATTTAGACTGTGCTTTGAGAGAATTTGAAGAAGAAACTGGTATTTCTCAAACAAAAATTACAATTGTTGAAAATGTAATACCATTTGAAGAACTCTTTATTGGTTCAAATCACAAATCATATAAACATAAATATTTTTTGGCATATATGAATGAAACAGAAGAATATTTAAATAATTTTCAAGTGTCAGAAGTAAGCAAAATAGAATGGAAGACAATTAATCAATGTTTAGAATCAATAAGACCATACAATTTAGAAAAAAAAGAATTAATTACAAATATTAATAAAGTATTACAAGAATATAGATTATATTCATAATATATAGTATTATGACAGAAAATCCACAAAAAAAGAAACCTTTAATAATAGAGTCATCTGATAGTTCAATATCAAGCGATAAATCAAGCGACTCCCAACAATCAGTAAATTCATTATCAAGTGATAGAAAAAAAGAATTAGATGAAGTATTTGGACCTTCAACTTCATCTTCTGTTCCTTCAACTTCATCATCTGTTCCATCTACATCATCGTCAGCTGAGGCAGAATCCTCTTCTTCTTCAAATCAATCAAATGATTTAAAAATATCAGAAGCTGGACTAGAACAAGAATATAAACAGCTTAATTGTAATAATGAAAACTTTTATTCAAACGATTGTAATAAATTTTTATTAAAAAAAGAACTTTTAGAGAGAGAGAAATTAGAAGAAAATCCTGAAGAAAACCCATACCTATACCCTAATCTTAACGATAAAGAATTTAATATTAAAATAGCAACAAAAAAAGAATTTAATGATACAAAATATGATGGAACAATTCATGACAACATTAAGGAGCAAGCTGATATCTTAGCAAAGGCTGATTTTGAATTACAACCCCATCAAGCATTTGTAAAAAATTTTATGTCGTTTCAAACACCATATAGCAGTTTACTTTTGTATCATGGATTAGGTTCTGGAAAAACATGTAGTGCAATTGGCGTATGCGAAGAAATGCGAGATTATATGAAGCAAATGGGTATCACTAAGAGAATTATTATTGTTGCTTCTGAAAACGTCCAAGATAACTTTAAATTACAATTATTTGATGAAAGAAAATTAAAACTAGTTGACGGATTATGGAATATTAGAGCTTGTACTGGAAATAAGCTTTTAAAAGAAATAAATCCTATGAATATGGCTGGTATGTCCAGAGAAAAAGTTGTTAGTCAAATTAAAAATTTAATAAATACTTATTATATCTTTTTAGGTTATGTTCAATTTGCCAATTATATAATTAAAACTATGAATTATGAGGAGGAAGTTAAAAAGCAAGCCTTTAAAAAAAATAGTGAAAAGAAAAAAGGAGAGAAATCTAAAATCCAGATGCTTAAAGATGTAAAAATTGAATTGAATTCACGAATTATTAAAAGATTGCAAAATGAATTTAACAATAGATTAATAGTTATTGACGAAGTTCACAATATTCGTAAAACAGATGATAATGAAAATAAAAAAGTTGCAATTAATCTTGAATTACTTGTTAAATCTGCGCTTAACATGAGGTTTTTGCTTCTCTCTGCTACTCCAATGTATAATAGTTACAAGGAGATTGTTTGGCTTCTTAACATTATGAATACTAATGACAGAAGAGGAAGAATTGAAGTTAGAGATATTTTTAAAAAAAATGGTGATTTTAAAGATAATGGAGAAGAGATTCTTACAAGAAAATCTACTGGATATATATCATTTGTTAGAGGTGAGAACCCGTATACATTTCCTTATAGAGTGTATCCTAGTGAATTTGCAAAGGATGATACATTTCCAGCTATTAAATATCCATCGTACCAAATGAATCTTAAAAAAATTAAACACGAAGATAAAAAACGTGTTTTAAGTTTATATTTAACAAAACTTAATGAGTGCAAAAATTGTGGTAAATGTCAGTTTTGTGCTTATAAATACATTATTTATAATTTAAGAAATAAAAAATTTTCAATTACTACAAAAACAGGAGTTGTTAGAGAGATGCCTAGTTTTGAAAATATGGAGTCATTTGGATACACATTGCTTCAAACACCACTTGAATCTCTTATTATTTCTTATCCTGTTCCTGGATTAAAAAGCATTTTAGATAGAATTCCCCAAGAGAAACTTTCAGAAGAATTTACACCTAGCTTTTCTGAATCAAAGTCTGTTGAAGAAGAGAATAATGATGAATCTCCAGGACCAGTTGAAGAAATTCCTGAAGCAGAAGAAAATGAAACCAAAAGTACAAGCGAAGAATTTATTTTGCCACCAAAAAAGAAACCATTAGTTATTGAAAGCAGTTCTAATTCGTCTATAAGTTCTGAGGGAGGAGCTAATACTTCAGATGATAGAGGATTAACTTCAATTGACCCTCATCAATTAACTGGCAAAATAGGATTAGAGAGAATGATGAATTATATTGACGAAAAATCACCTCCAGTTAAAGGAGATTTTGAATACAAAAAGACAACATTAGATAATTATGGTAAAATATTCTCTCGTGAACATATTGGTAAATATAGTGCAAAAATTAAATGTATATTAGATAATATTGTAAATCCTGAAAATGAAAGAGTATCTGATGGTGTTATTTTAATTTATTCTCAGTATATTGATAGTGGTTTAATACCTATGGCATTAGCATTAGAAGAAATGGGATTCACAAGATATGGTTCACAAGGAACAAAACCTTTATTTAAACATAGACCAACAGAAGTTGTTGATGTAAAAACAATGAAAGCTCCTGAAGACAAGAGAAAATTTATGCCAGCTCGTTATGCTATGATTACTGGTGAAACTAGATTATCACCAAATAATGATTTTGAGGTTAAAGGATTAACTAGCGAAGATAATAAAGATGGACACAAAGTGAAAGTTGTATTGATTTCTAAGGCAGGTTCAGAAGGTATAGATTTAAAATTTATTCGTCAAGTTCACATATTAGAACCCTGGTATAATATGAATCGCATTGAACAAATTATTGGTCGTGCTGTTCGTAATTTTTCCCATAAAGATTTAGAGTTTGAAAAAAGAAATGTTGAAATATTTATGTATGGTACTATACTTGGAAACAATCAAGAGGAAGCAGCAGATTTATATGTTTACCGCGTTGCTGAATATAAAGCAATACAAATTGGAAAAGTTACAAGAGTATTAAAAGAAACATCTGTTGACTGTCTTATAAATCATGACCAAACTAATTTTACACAAAAAATAATGAATGCAAGTCTCAAAGAAACAATTACTCAAGAATTATCAAATGGAATGGTTTTAAAAGATTTTAAAGTAGGTGACTCACCTTTTTCACCAGCGTGTGATTATATGGCAGAATGCAATTATGATTGCAGACCTGATAAAAAAATAAATGAGGATGAATTAAACGAGGATACATATAATGAAAATTTTATAATTATGAATTCGGAAAAGATTTTACAAAGAATTAGAATGCTTATGAAAGAAAGCTTTTTCTATAAAAAAGATGTTTTAATAAAATCAATTCAAACTCCAAAAGAATATCCTTACGTTCAAATTTTTTCAGCATTAACACAACTAATTGAAGATGAAAATGAATTTATTTCTGATAAATACGGCAGAAATGGAAGATTAATTAATATTGGAGAATATTATTTATTTCAACCAATTGAATTAAGAGATAAAAACGCTTCTATATTTGATAGGTCGGTTCCAATTGATTATAAACATGATATGATTAAATTTGAAATTAAACAGAATATTGTAAAACCTGTTATTGATAAACGCAATGTAGATAAATTTATAATTGAAGAAGAAATGGTTTTTACTGAAGGTAAAAGGTTGGTTGATGAAATGAAAGTAAATTTTGATATTAGTCGTGAGTTTACAAAACAAACTAAAGTTCCAAGAGGAGATGATAATTGGTATAAACATTGTGGTATTGTTATTAAAAAAATGTCTAGGGATTTTCCTGAATCAAAAGAATATTTGATTAGTTATCTTGTAGCACATATGTTAGATATTTTGGTGTTTGAAGATAAACTAGAAGTAATGAATTATTTATATTCATTGGATAGTTTAAAGAAAGGAACATTTGAATGGTTGGCAAAAGAATATATTGAGATGAATAGTATAGCCACAAAAAATTTTGTAGCATTTGTTATGTATAAATTAAACAAACGTATGATAATGATATTAAACAACAAAAACAAGTGGGTTGAAGCTGAACCTGAAGACCAGAGAGAAATTGCTGCATCAAAAGAAGCAAAAGAATATTTAACATTAAAACCGGATGAATACAATAAAATTGTTGGTTTTATAGGTTATGAAAAAAGCAACCGATATTTAGTTTTTAAAACAAAGGATATGAATTCAAAGCGCGATACAGGTGCAAGATGCGATGAAGCAGGAAAAATAAAAACAATTGCAAAATTAAATGAAATTCTTGGAGAAAATAAGTATACAAATGAAAGCACAAAAGCAAAAAAAGATGAAGATGGAAACATAATTTCAGAAGCTGTCGGCCAAGTCGAATTATGTGTTCTTCAAGAATTTATTTTAAGATTTTTTAACACTATTAAGAGAGACGAAAAAAAATGGTTTTTTACTCCCGAATTGTCAATTTGGCATAAACTTTATACAATTTTTGTATAAATTTATTTAATTATATTTTAATAAATAAAATTGAAAGAAATATAATTAAAAGATAATATGTATATAGAATATAATGGAAACCGTTGCTAGACCCACTCAACAAAAAAAGAAAAGAGACAACAGATTACAAACTGTATACTCTAGATGTTTGCTCACTAGAAAAATTATTTTGCCTATTACAACAATTGGTAAAAATTTAAAGGAAACAATTGAAGAAAACATTCAATTTAATTTTGAAGGTAAATGTGTTGTAGAGGGGTATGTAAAACCTAATTCATCAAGAATCATTACATATTCTAGTGGAACTATTCAGCGCGGAAATTTCGTTTCATTTGAAGTAGTATTTGAATGTGATATTTGCTTTCCTGTTGAAGGAATGAACATTTCATGTGTAGCTAAAAATATAACAAAAGCTGGTATTAGAGCTGAAAGCGCTAACGATGTTCCATCTCCAGTAGTAGTTTTTGTAGCCAAAGACCATCATTATTCCAGTTCTTACTTTAATGAAATACAAGAGGGTGATAAAATTAGCATAAGAGTTATTGGACAACGTTTTGAGCTTAATGATAAATATATCTCAATTATTGGAGAATTAATTAAAGAAAAAGATTTTACACAACAAAAACCAAAACAATCAGCAAAACCTAGACTTGTAATTGAAGAATAATTTTGATTTACATTTTTGTAAATATATAAAAAATCGTATAATAATAAAATAACTTAATTTATTTTTTTCTTTATATTAATATTATGTTTTAAGTATTAATTTAAAAACAATGATATATGTATTTATAAAATGGAAGCTATTCTGTCAACTAATGATATAAACAATTTTTCTGTAAGTGAACTTAATTATGTACGCGAAACTATTGAAAATATGAATAAATTCAATCAAATTGAAGTTTTAAGAATACTTAATAGGCACAAAGATGTTATTTTAAATGAAAATAAATATGGAATTCATATTAATTTGTCAGAATTAGATAAAGACATAATTGATGAATTAACTGTGTATATTAAGTATGTTAATACTCAAGAACAAACACTTAATAGTATTGAAAAACAGAAAGAGACTTATAGAAATACATATTTTTCAAAAGATATTAAAGATAATAACAAATTAATAATTAACAAATAAATATGTTAACATATAATGATGTATTAGATGAATTACAAGATTATATTTTAAATGAAGAGAACATTCAAAAATCATTAAGAATGAAAATTTACAGTGAAAAAAATGTGAAACCTGTTATTCCTGTTAAAAATAATGCAGTGAAAAAACAAGATATTTTTATTCCTAATCAACAGGACAACTTATTTTGGTGTTATTATATAATTAAAAATGGGGACATCTCTTATGAAACTCTTAATAATAAAAATTCTTTAATAGCTAAACAAATGAAAATTGATTTTGTTTCGACAATTAGAAAAAATAAAGATATTGTTAAAATGTACAAATTTGATACTATTTCTAGTATAGAGAGCAATCTAGCAAATGATAATAATTTAAATAAAAAAACATTTCTAACTTTATGTGCTATTGAAAATATTAATGTAATTTTTGTTAGTAAAAAGTCCTATTTTGAATTATTAATGAATGACTCAAATATTATTTATATTGTTCATGAATTACCAAATAAATCAAAACATTATAATAATTACGGTTTTGAAATTGCGAGAGAAGAAACCATTAATAATATTAGAGAAACCTTATACAAGCTTGATAATATTGATAAACCTATTAAATCTATATCAGCGTATAAAGTTGAAGATTTGATTAATATTGCAAATAAATTAGCAATTGAAACAATTAATAAAGAAAATGGAAAAAATAAATCTAAGAAAGATTTGTATGAATTAATTGTTCAATATTTTTAAATATAAAAAAAAATGAACAACAATTTAAAAATATGTCTTATAATATATATAACAATGAGTAATATTGACAAATCAAATAATTCTACTGAAAAGTCTAAATCTGCTGATTTAGAAGGAACACCTAGTAGTGGTATTCCTCGTTTTCATAAAGGTGATGATGAACTTGCATTACAATATAGAAAAACTTTGCAAAGAAGAGATGAAGAAGAGAAGAAAAAAATTCAAGAAGGAACTTATGAATATGACGCTTCAAAATGGCAACCAAGTGTAAAATCAAAGTATAGATTACCACTTACTCCTGATGAAGAAAAAACAGGTAAAAATATTACTCTTCTACATAATAATGCTACTGTAAAAAAATTTAGTCCACATACTCCTGAAGGTCCCGCACCAGAAAAATCAGAAAAAACAGCTATTATTATTCCTTTTCGTGATAACACAAAAGATGAAATTCGTACAAAACAATTAACTCAATTATCTAAATATTTTGAGACATATTTAAAAGATATTAATTATGAAATCTTTGTAGTAGAACAAAGTGATGATGGACGTAAATTTAATCGTGGTCAACTCTTGAATATTGGATTTGAATATGCTGTAAGACATGGTTGTACAAATTTTGTTTTCCACGATGTAGACCTTTTACCTTCTGAAGAGCTTAAAGAATATTACGTAAATGCTCCTACCGATAAACCAGTTCATATTGCAGCTGTTTGGGATAGATATGGAGGAAATCCTAGCTATTTTGGCGGTATTGTTGCATTTAATAAAACAATGTTTGAACGTATAAATGGTTATCCTAATGATTTTTGGGGATGGGGTGGTGAAGATGATGAATTATTTAAAAGAACTAGAAAGTTCTATAATATTCTAAAAGCTAAAAAGGGTTCAATTAAAGATTTAGAGGATTTATCTCTTCAACAAAAACTGGATTATTTGAAAGAAAACGACCTTAAATTTATGCAAAAAAAAGAGGCTCTTGAAAAACATGAAGCTACGTGGCAAAAGAATGGTTTAAATACATTAATTTATTTTCAAAGTAATACAAATAATTGTGGAAAAAATTGTTTGGTAATAGAAGTGAAATTGCATGATAATGATGCACATGCTGAAGTCGCAAATGTATCTATTAGTGCTGTTCCACAAGAATTATTTGCTGAGGAAGAAAGTGAAGGACCTGTTGAAGATAAAAAAAGTAAAAAAACACCTCAAGAACGTTTTGATGATTTAGTTAAATTATTTTATAGCACATCTCCATATTCATATAATCCATCTATGAATCACGAATTAGAGGTTAAATTTGGTACTAAAGGAATTAAACAAATAACACGCAATGATTATGATAATGTTATTAAAAAACTAAAATCATCTGGTTTTAAAGTTTCAGGAGAGCAATCCGGCGAATATTATTTGCGTATTCAATGTGAATTCCTTGACAGTGTAAGTGGACGAGTTAAATTATCTGATATTAGAACTGAAATTAAGAGTATACATGCTATTCAAGGTTATTGTGGAAATAATGATATTAAAACTATAAATACTACATTTGTTGATTTCATACATAAAAGACCTGGGTTTATTAATAAACAAAAGATATTCCCTGTGGACTTTGACGACTTTAACTTTAGAGTCTCATATCAAACTGAAGAAAAAGTTAAAAAGGGAGTTCAAAATTTCATTTTAGAAAATTGGAAAAAATCAAAAAAAGAGTTTCGCTTGATTAATCGTGTATCATTTGAACATCCAGATTATCCATTTCTAGTTGACATCAGTATTTCAAAATTTGGAAACAGAGGACCAGACAAATATGGTCGTGAAAATCGTGGACAGATGATTCGCGTATATACCATAGAAGAATCAAATGTTTTCAATAACCAAGAAAATTATGAAATTGAAATTGAAATTAATAATAAATTAATTGGTCCATCAACAAAGTTCACTAATCCTCAAGATATTGTTACAGCTTTAAGAAAAGTAATAAAATATGTATTGAGTGGTCTTCAAGGAACTAATTATCCAGTGTCATATCCAGAACAAAAAAACGTAATTGATTCTTATATGAAGATGATTTGGAAAGCTGATTATGACCCTTCAAAATTCGTGCAAAGTAAAAATTTTATAGGTCCAAATTCAATTACATTGCAGCTTAAAAATATTGTTCAAATTGATGAAAATTCAAATGAACCAAATATTAGAAAAGATTTTGTTGTAACAGATAAGGCTGATGGCGAACGTCATTTAATGTTTATTTCCAATGAAGGTAAAATATATTTAATCAACACAAATATGGAAGTTATATTTACTGGAGCCAAAACAGCTGAAAAAGAGTGTTTTAATTCATTATTAGATGGTGAATTAATTTCGCATGATAAAAATGGAAAATTTATAAACTTATATGCCGCATTTGATATTTATTATCTTAAAAATCAGGATGTAAGAGGATATACATTTATGCTTTTGGAATCAGAAGATGATATAAATAAATCAAGATATAGGTTGCTTAAGACATTATCTACTATTTTAAAACCCGTTTCTATATTAGATACAGGTGCAAAACCTACAGGTGTTAAGGAAATGCTTGCTCGTTTTAAAAAAATAAATGATATTTTATCTCCTATTAGAGTTACAGTCAAAGAATTCTTTCCAACAAGTTTTAAAAAGCAAACTATATTTGACGGTTGTAATTCAATTTTACAAAAAGAACGTGAGGGAAGATTTGAGTATACAACAGATGGTTTGATATTTACCCATGCATATTATGGAGTTGGTTCAACAGAAATTGGAAGAGCAGGTCCTAAGACAAAAATTACTTGGGAACATTCATTCAAATGGAAGCCACCGCAATATAATACAGTTGATTTCTTAGTTACAACTGTTAAAGCTTCTAATGGTGATGATGTAATAAAATCTTATTTTGAAGATGGAATGAATACTAGTGCAGCTGTTCAATATGATGAATATAAAATTATAGAATTAAGATGTGGATTTAAAGAGTCTCAAGATGGCTTTATAAATCCATGCCAAGATGTAATTGATGATAAAGTTCCTGAATACAAGCCTCGTTTTGAAGATAAAAAAGATAATGATTATGTTCCCATGAGATTTTACCCTACTGAACCGTATGACCCAAATGCTGGCATTTGTAATGTAAATTTATCGGGTGATGGAAATGGAGGCAAAAATATGTTTTCTGAAGAAGGAGAGGTTTTTGGAGACAATACAATTGTTGAATTTAGATATGATTTAGAGAAAAAATCTGGATGGAATTGGATTCCCTTAAGAGTTAGACACGATAAAACTGCTAAATTAAGACGAGGTGAAAAAGAATATGGTAATGCTTATAAAGTTTGTAATGAAAATTGGAAAACAATTCATCCAAGTGGAAGAATAACTGAAGATATGATATGTACTGGATTAAATATTCCAAGTTTAAGTGTTAGCGAGGATGTATATTATAATACTCCATCTGGTAAATTCTACACTGAAGCAATGAAGGATTTCCATAATTTATATGTTAAGAAAAGACTTATTGTTGGAGCTTCAAAACAAGGCGACACATTAGTCGATTTTGCATGTGGAAAAGCAGGTGATTTGCCAAAATGGATTGGTGCTAAACTATCATTTGTATTTGGAGTTGATATTTCAAAGGACAATTTAGAAAATCGTCTTGATGGAGCTTGTGCTAGATTCTTAAAATTAAAAAAATCTAATAAAAATGTGCCATACTGTTTATTTGTAAATGGTAATAGTTCTTATAACATTAAAGATGGAAGTGCTATGTTAGATGATAAAGCAAAGCAGATTACATCAGCTGTATTTGGTAATGGACCAAATGAAGCAGCTAAGATAGGTAAGGGTGTCGCAAGACAATACGGAAAAGGTGCAGAAGGTTTCAATGTCTCGTCTTGTCAATTTGCAATCCACTATTTCTTCGAAACACCAGATACATTAAAAGGTTTTATGAAAAATATTACTGAGTGTACAAAGCACAATGGTTATTTCGTTGGTACATGTTATGATGGTAAAATAGTGTTTAATGAGCTTAAGAAAACAAAAAAGGGAGATAGTGTAAAAATTGTTGAAGATGGAAAAAAAATATGGGAGATAACAAAAGCTTATAATTCTGATTCATTTAATGATGATTCTAGTTCAATTGGATATAGAATTGATGTTTATCAAGAGTCAATTAATCAACCTATATCAGAATATTTAGTAAATTTCGATTATTTAAATCGTGTAATGAGTGCTTATGGTTTTGAAGTTGTGAGTCGTGAAGAAGCTCTTGATATGGGTCTTCCAGATGGCTCGGGATTATTTAGTGAATTGTACGTTAATATGTTGGATGAAATTTCAAAGAATAAATTTAAAGCAAAGGATTTTGAGCAAGCACCAAACATGTCATCATATGAAAAGAAAATTTCATTCTTAAATAGATACTTTGTATATAAAAAAGTAAGAGTTGTTAATACCGAAACACTTGAACTTGAACTTGGAGAATATCAAGAAGCGGTTGCAGAGGTTAATAAATCTGATACAAATCAAGCCCAAGAAGTTGCTAAAGCTGAAGTTAAAAAAGATAAACCCAAAGTGCGCAAATTAACTAAAAAATTATTGCTTGTTGCTGCTACAGAAGCAATAGATGAACCAAAGGTTATTCCTGAAACAGAAAAGAAATCTAAAACAGAAAAGAAAACTAAAACAGAAAAGAAAACCAAACCAGCTAAAAAATTATTAATTATTGAAAGTGATGATGAAGATTAACTATAATTTAAATTAACAGGCTTAAATAAAATTTAATATATAATAATAAACCAATGAGTTATTTTATATTACCAAAAATAAATAATATTATTAATGTAAATCCTATAGATGATGAAAACTATCACGATACACCATGTATATCAAATAGTCTTTTTAATTATTATAATGAAATCAGTGAACAAATAAAATCTATTAACAATACAGATGTATCATCAAACAGTATTGATGATATGATAAAATTTATAAACCCTTATGAGTTTATTTTTTCAAAGGTACCCTTTTCAAAATTTTCTGTAAGTAAACTAAAAACAAAAACAAATCTTTTTTATGAATTTCTAGAAATAACTACAACACTCAATGTTTTTGAATTGTATAAAACAAATAAAATAAATACACTACATATAACAAAAAATAACAATGATACTATTGAGTGTTTTGAAATGATTCGAGAGAATTATAAAGATGAAGTTAAATATTATGATGAAATAACTGACGAGACAATACAATTAATTGGAGATGATAAATTTGATTTTATATTTTTTGAGACTAATTCAAATGAAAGCTATAATAAATATATTATTTCATTAATAAATACGTTAATGATTATTTTTAGAAATCAAGAAAAAAATGGTTCATGTATAATTAAAATTAGCCAAACTTTTAAAAAGCCTGTTATTGATATTCTGTATATATTATCATCGCTTTATGATAAAACATATATTTTGAAACCTAATACTAGCAATATTACAACTCATGATAAATATATAATTTGTAAAGGTTTTCAAAAAAATGAAATTAAACAAAAAATACACAAAATTAATTATTTTAAGTTAATTATATTTTTAAAAAAATTAGAAGGAAAAAAAATAGTTTCTATCTTAGACTGTGAAATCCCTTACTATTATTTAACAAAATTAGACGATATTAACATGACAATTGGTCAACAACAAATTGAATCACTAGATTTAATAATAAATTTACTTAAAAATAAAAATAAAGAAGAAAAAATTGAATTAATAAAAAAAAATGGTATTCAAAAGTCTGTTGCATGGTGTGAAAAATATAAAATTCCTTGTAATAAGTTTTCAGAAAAAACTAATATATTTTTACCTATAAACAAGGAAATAAAAAATGTGGAATCTGAATCAATTTAAAGTATGAAATAAATTATAATTTATTAATTCATATTAAATTATAATTATTTATTTAAAAGCTGCACTACCGCTAGTTGTATTGTATGTATTTGGAGATTGTGAAAAGTGATTTGAACTAAAAACAGTTCCTTGGAAATAACGATATGGGCTTGGTTGTGATTTTGGATTTTGATATTGAGGTAATGTCTTGTAATAACAGAATTTTTTATTGTGAAATGGTCCAGATTGTGAGAAATTGAGTGGCCATTGAGGGTTGCATTGAGTAGTAACTTTGTTTTTTAACAAATTTGATACATTGTTTGCATTTCCAGCATACAATTCATTTGCAGAAACAAGAAGAGGACCTGTATTATTATAATTTTGAATAGAAGCTGCATTTGTTGAAATAGTATCAACATTAAGTTTAAGATTTCTAGTAGAACTGTCAACAGCACCTTGTTTTGCATATTGATAGTTATTTGGTTTATAAACAGTCAATTGACAACCAGTTGGGTTAGATGGTCCAGAAGGAGGCATTCCCCAATATGGATTGCTGATGAATTGAACAAAAATATTTGTAGCAGGAACCTTTTGTCCTTCTGGTAAACCTTGTATCCAGTTAAAAAACCCTTGTATAGAATTAATTCCAGTTGAACTAAATTCTGTAGCGTCAGTTTGTGTTATAACATTTTGATTAAGCATAATAGCAATCATTTGGAAAATAAAAGCATTTTCAGAACCTTCGTATAGTTGAGAGTTTAATTGACAATTTGCTAAATATGTATTTGTTAAAGATAATGGACTTCCTGGAGTAGCTCCTTTATTACCATCTACAGATATGTAGTAAGGGTTATTCTTATAAACACTATTATTAAGATTTGTTTGATAAGATAAGAAATTAAAGGCTTTTTGTTCAAAAGTTTTACATCTATTTTGAAGATATTGTTTTGTTGTTGTATAATAATTCTTATTTAGATTTGTGCTTGCATAGATAGCTCTACGTCTAGCTTTATATTCATCATTACAACATAAAATAGGGTTTTGTGAATTAGCTTCTGGATTTTCTTCTAAAAAAGTTGTATTTGGTTTATAACTGGCTACAATACCAATACCTTCGCACGTTTTACAATCAGATTGCATTTGAGAAACTCCATCTACTTCATTTAAAGGGTTTTGTTTAACTGTAAAAGCTCCGGGTTTATCTTGCATATCATTTAATAATCCTGAACCACCAAACCCACCTCCGAGAGAAGTTCCTTTACTTGATTTAACAAATCTATTTATATTATAATTAATCAAAGCATTTTCATTAATAGATATATGAATGGCACCATTAGTTGGACTAACACCATTCAAATTTGGAACACCTTCAATTGGTTGAGGAGGAATAACTCTACCTTTTCTATAATGTTTTATTGGTCTAGCTAAACCAAATCCTGTTGGAAAATTATTTCCTGGGTCATTATTTGTTAAAGGTCTAATATGTCCTGGCGCGGTTCCTACTGGAAAACTATTAGGACCTGTTCCTTTCCATGGTATATATTGTTTATTATAATATGAACTTTTATGATTATATCCTGAGGCAGGCATTGCTTGTCTCATTCCTTGTGGATAATAAGCTGATGACATTTATATTATTATGAAAGAAAATAAAAAGTAATATTATATTATATTAATGTTAACCTTGGTAAATATATTAGTATTATTTTTTATTGTGTTAATTAGTTATCAAATTATTTTAGCAAATTACGTTATAGAAGGTCTTGAAAATGGTCAAACATACCAACAATATGATACAAATAATCCTTCAAATGCTCTTATTTTGGCACAACAAAATGCTGGCAATATTGAATATATAAAGCAAAGACTTGATAGTGTTCAAGGATTGGCCCAAGAAGTTCAAGATATAAGTGGAAACCTTGTGACATTACAAGACCAAGTAAATGGAATGTTAACTACTCAACAACAATATGCTACACAAATGACTGGAGGAACACCACCTGTTATTACTGGAGCTACAAGTGATTCAACTACAAGTGATTCAAGTACAACTGACACTAGTAATTTAGTAACATCATAAAATTTGATTATTATTTAAAATAAATATATTTATATATTTTAAGTATAAAATGTCAAACTCATTAGAAAATATTCCAGGTTCTAATTTATTTGAAAAAGTATTAAATGATGCCCAAGCTGTTGAAGAAGAATTACTTGGGCCAACATATCCATATTATAAAAATATAAAAACACCATCTCAAATTGGTATGAGTGATAATGGTACAATACAACAAACAGCAAAAGATATAGATGGATTAATTAATTATGTTGAATTATTGGTTACAGGAAACAGTAGTGCTTCAGCAACTGGTAGACCTTTAGGAAACAAATTTTTCTTACAAACTGGAGCAAAATGTGCTGCTATTGATAATTGTACTAACCCAAATGATTCTTCAACTTGTCAACAGACTGATAGATTTATTTATATTAACAATGTTCCACAAGGAAATATTCCATTTATATCAAGTGGATTAGGAGTTAATTTTTCTGAATTTAAAGGTTTAATACCTGGAGCGATGGGTAATTTAAATGTTTTAAATCCATTTGCTATAATGAGGTCATTTATGTCTGGTTCTACACCTCCTTGTCAACAATTAACAATGCAAACAATTGATGTAAATAATAATTCATCTTCAGAAACTCATTATGTTACATTAGCTGATATTTCAAATATGGACCCTTGTTCATTCTCTAATGGTGTAAATCCTGTTGATAACACTAAAGTATGTAGACAAGCATTTCGTTCTTCCATGACAGATGATGCAAGTCCTGTTATGTCTGATGACCCAATGGACCAGCTTTATTTTGCTAGTTTAGGATTTATTGGTATTTATATATTATACCGTTTTATGGAAAAATCACGTTAATCATTATAAATTATATACAGTTAATTTATAATGCCAAGAAAAACTAAAATTAGAGTTCGAAAGAATAAAAGAAAGACTAGAAGACAAAAAAGAAGACAAACTAAAAGAAGAATATATAAAAGAGGTGGTACAGGTGATAAAGTTAATTGTTGCATGTGTGGAAAAGAAGTTGACAAATCTGATACACTTGTGCCTCAAATTTGTTTGCAACAGCACGGCCAAACAGCGCACCGTATATGCTCGGATTGTTGGTGGAATCCAGAAACAGGTTTTGCTCGAGAAGGCGTGCCACATGGATGTCCAGGTTGTGCCAAAAATTTGCCTCTTACAAGCGTTCCATATAAAGAACCTGAAATGATTGATTTAACGTTGGATGATGACTAAAACACTACATAATGTAGTAGAATCTTGTTTTTAAGCTCATATTTCTTTCCTTCACATGTAGTGATGATTTTTAAATTTTTTGGGGAAAGTTTTTTCAAATTTCTGAAAATG